GATCAGGACGCCCCTGGCGCCGATGGCGAGGCTGGCGAGGCTGGCGAGGCTCAGGATGGCCAGGACGCCCCTGAGAGCGGCCAGGACGCCCCTGGCGCCGATGGCGAGGCTGGCGAGGCTGGCGAGGCTCAGGATGGCCAGGACGCCCCTGAGAGCGGCCAGGACGCCCCTGGCGCCGATGGCGAGGCTGGCGAGGCTCAGGATGGCCAGGACGCCCCTGAGAGCGGCCAGGACGCCCCTGGCGCCGGTCACGACGATGGTTCGGAGACTTACAGCCTGGACGATGCGCCCGAAGCGAGCGAAACCCTGGCCGAAGTCACGCAAGCCATCACGGAGCGCCAGGCGTCCGATGCGCCGAAGCCCATGGCCGGCGGCTTGCACGGGTATCGCAACGTGACCGTGGCGTTGCCGTCCCATGTGTCACGCGCCGATCCCATGCCGCATGTCGCGGCATACAACGCGGCATTACCGGGACGCGCCGTGTTGCATGGCCAGATATCGCGGTTGCTGGTCTCGCCGGAACGGGTGTCGGTGACACACCGCGAAACCTCGGGCCGGCTCGATCGCCGCGCCCTGGCGCGGCTTGGCACGGGAGCCCTGGACGTATTCAGCCGGAAGCAAGAAACCCCCGGCATGGACACGGCGCTTCTGGTCCTGATTGACCTGTCATCGTCCATGCGCGGCGCGGCGCACGCCATGGCCTGCGTGACCGCGTTTCACCTTGCCGCCGCCGCCGAAGATGCCGGCGCCAAGGTAGCGGTTCATGGTTTCATGGACCACGATGAACCCATGGACGTGGCGACCGCCCGGATTGTGTGCCTGCTACCGTTCGGGATGCCGGTTCGCGCCAATGCTCATCGGATCATGGCGGTCCACCCGCATGTCACGACGCCACTGAGCCCTGCCATTTTGGGTTGCGCCGAAGTGCTGCGAACGATTGACGCGACGCGGCGTGTCATGATGGTCCTGACCGATGGCGATTGTGACTACGGCAACGGCTGCGTGACCGATGCCTGCCTTGTCGCCAGGACGTGGGGCGTCGAGGTTGTCGGTTTGGGCATGGCCGCGCCACAGGTCGCGGCGGCTTTCCCCGATGGCCACAGCGTCAATGTCCCGACCCTGGATGCACTGGGTCAAACCGGTTTGGGCGTGCTGGCGCGGATGCTTGAGGAAGCCGCGCCGGAGTTGGGCGCATGACGCGCCCCACGCTGGATATGCGCATGATCCGCGCCGCCGCGACCGATGCCGGCAACCGCTACATGCGCCAACACCCCGAAGCCCGCCCGGACGGCTCCGCCGTCTGGACGCGCGAAGCACTGGACGCGGCCACCGCTGAGTTTCACAGGCTATGCCGCGCCGCTGGTATCTCACCCCACACCCTGCCAAACCGCTGAAAGGACTTCACCGATGCGAGACGACCCAAACGAGACACGCCGCCAGAACATACGCCGCCAGAACTGGCTGGCGAACGCCATGATTATCGGCGGCATGTTGCTGTTCCTGGTGTTGCTGGTGACGCTGCGATGACACGCCGCGCGCCGCCTGACAGACTGATTAACCGCGACCCTGGACCGCGCGCGGCCAGGGTGGCGCGCCGCGCCATGCGCCGCGCGGCCATGGCGGCACGGGTGGCCCGGGATGCCGCCGCGCGCGTGTGGCACCCGGGCCATGGCCCCGGCACCGTGGTTTGCGCCACGTCGCCCCACGCGGATGGCGCGCCGCGCGTCATCATCGCGTGGGATGATGGCACCGAAGGCAAGGTATGCGAAGCGGAACTACGCGCCTCGCCGCTGCCCTGAGACCTACCGCCGTGCCTTCCCAAGCCGCCAGCCTGTCTCAGGCTGGCGGCTTTCCCATGCCATCCTCAAGCCGTCGCACCCGTTCTTCCAGGCTGCGCTCCGTTTGGTCCAGCCGCGCGTACAGCGTGTCGAACGCCCGTAGGATCATGGTCTCGGTCTCGCCGGCCCGCGCCGCGATGAACGCCCGTAGCGCGGCATGATCCGCCTTGACGTGGCGCGTGTCGGCCTCAACCACCGCGAGCCCGGACCGCATGGCCCGGAGTTCCAGCAAGACCGCTTCGTGGTTGTCGTTGATCCGCCGCATCATCGCGTCCAGCCTGCGGCCCATCTCATCATCCATGCCCGCGCGCTCCTGTTCGTGCCTGTCGCCGGGCGCCACCACGGCAAAGCGACAATGCGAAATCACCACACAACGCCCGTGTTAAAGCGACAATGCGAAAACCACAACGCCAGCGTTACACAACGCCCGTGTTGACAACGCTACAAGACTGAACGGCACAGTCAGCCGCTTATATAGAGTATATATATTCTCTTTAATCCTCTCTCTCTCTCCGCGTGCATAACCCGTGGGATAAGTCTTGTAGCGTTGTCAACACCGGCGTTGTGTCGGGCTCTGTCCCTACGGCCCGAAAGCCGCAGCCGCCCGGCGATGTGCTTGATTATCCACGATTTTCGCCAGTTCCGGGCCGGTCATGGTGTCATACGTTGGGTCAGCGTCGGGTCTGACCCAAAGCGTGCGGCGCCCCCAACGGGTCTGCACGGCGTTGCCCTTGGACAGTAGCCGGCACCCGATCTGGCGCAGGATACTGCCCACGCCGATGACATGCGGGACAACCGTTCGCGCGGGCAAGCCCTCTGTCCCGGATCGCACGGCGGCGTTGGCTTCGTTGACGATGTCCTGCGCCGAGAAAATATCCGGGAGTGTCCCAGGGTTGGGCAGCGTCAACGCCAGTCTGTCCAACAGCCACGCCTGCACGGGATCGGCGCCTTGCCTGATGAGTTCCTGCTTGTCCCGGGTCATGGGCGCGTGTCCCTGGACTTCGTCGGCCATGATGCTTTCGTCCCAATAGCGGATCAGCCACTCCACGACGGCGTGGGCGTTGGTCGCGCCCCACGGCGAGGGCGCCTTGAGCCACGCCGCCAGCTTCTGGTGCCGGGACACGTCCCACCCGGTTTCCTTCACCCGGATCACCCAGATGCGCCGGTCGTCCGCTGGCAGCGCCATGGGCTGGTCCTCGTTGGTCGACATGACCAGCACGAACACGTTGGCCATGTTGATTTGCTTTTCGCCCTTTTCGTTGACTTCCTCCCACTCACGGCCCGGGTCGCACATGCGTTTGAGGTTCTCATACTGATCGTGGAAACTCATGTTGCGGCGCGAGGTCATGCGGGTCTCGGGCATCAGCACGAGACGGTTCATCATCCAGGGGTTGAAGTCGTTGGTGAACATGCGGTGGGACAGCGTGATGGACCGGTTCTCCCCCAGCACCTGCATGAGGGGCGCCCAGATTTGTTCCTTGCCCGCGCCTTGTTTGCCGATGAACAGGGGATTGTGGCCCGGCTTGATGCCCACGGCGCCGACGACCATCGCCATGTAGAACAGCAATCTCCGGGCGTTCTCGGTTTCCTCGAACGTGGCGACGCCGGTCAGCGCGTGCAGCAGCGCCCACCACTCGCTGTCCCGGACGTGCCTGTCCAGGACATCGTCCGGGACAAGCCGCAGGACACGGTCGATGTCGATCCAGGTATTGAGATAGTTTTTCGATGTGCCGTTCTTGGCCTGTCGCTTCAGGATTTCTTCCTGCCCGGGGAACCACCCCAGGCGGTGGATGAGCCGTCGCCGGCTGACATCGCCCATATACCATTGCGACGGCGTGATGGGCTTGTTCGCTTTGCCCGCCGTGGGCAGTTGGTCGCGCAACAAGGGCGTCCACCAAAAGTTGAAACCTCGCTCGGGCATCTCGGCCAGGGTGTTGGTGTTGACGAAGACGCTCTTGCCGGAGTGGTAGACCGTCGTGTCCCAGAACTCAGCGACGATGGCGGGGTCTGGGGGTAAAGGGCTTGGGGGCGCCTTGTCCGGGTCCACCGCGTCGAACTTCGAGGGGTCGAAGTCGTCGATGGTGAACAGGCCCCCGGTCTCGTCGCTGAGCATCTGGTTTACCCGGGCGCGCACGTCCTCGGGCTTGCGGTCCTGGCAATGCCCGTGCCAGCACTTGAAGCCGCCGCCCCGAAAGAAAAACGTGCCCGTGTCCTCGGCGCCGGTCCCGGGCGTGTGTTCATGCACCCAGGGGCAGCGCACGTCCCAGCCGGTGCCCTGGGAGGCTTTGCGTTCGTTGCCCAGGACCAGACCCAGCTTGCGCATCGCCCGCAGGGTGGGCTCCACGGGACGGCGGCTCGGTCCTGGCGCTGGTCCCGGGACAAGTCCCGGGACAGGTCCCGGGGGCGAGGTCGAGGTCGCTTTGTCGAACGGATCGAAGGGTTCTGGCTCGGTGTGCCGCATCACGGCTTTGACCCCGATGGGTAAACGCCGTTCAAGTTCCGCCGGGTCGTGCCTGGGTCCCGTCGCGTGGGTGAGCCGCGCTTTGTGGGCCGGCTTGTATTTGGTGTTGCTCCCAAAGGGCAGGCGCATGATGCGAACCACGCCCTTCATGCCGGGGTCCTTGCCGCCGAACAGGACAACTATGATGGCGTCGATCAGCGCGTCACCCCGCGTCCTGTCGGTCACGGGCGGGTCCAGGACATACCCCCAGTGTTCGTTGCCGGGCGAGGTCTCGACCTTGTAAGTGGGCTCGCCCAGCAGGCCCTGGACTTCACCGGGGGCGACCTTGGGGCCGACATCGTCCACCACCAGGGCGCGCAGCGCCTCGAAGTTCTCGATCCGCCGTAGGCCGGGCGTGTTCACGAGCCCGACGCAGAAGTAATTATTCCAGTCCGGGTTGAACCGGGACAGCACGTTCTTGGCGGGCTGCGTGGCCCAGTAGGGGCGGTATATGTCGTCCCGTCCCAGGACCGGGACCGAACAGACTTCCACCCGGGGCCAGTCGGCCCCGAAGATCAGTTCCAGAAACTCCTGGTTGTTCGTGATGGGTTGGGTTTTGGGCATGGGGGATCGCGCGCCGCGTGGCGCTCCTTTCCGTGCGAGGTTGCTGGGTCCGTATGTGTCTCGCGCGTGTTGTTCGCGCGGGGCGGCGACCCTGTGCCCGCGACCGACACGGGTCAAGCCGCCGAAAGCGACAATGCGAAAATAAGATGAGCCTTGCGGCGCGGCGCGCGGCGAACTAAATGTGCGTGGCTTTCCACTCGCGCGGGTTCTGTCCGCGTGGGCGGGGTTGCAGGACCGTATTCCGTCGCGCAGGGGTGTGCGACGGAACTCAAACGCCCGGCGAAGCCACACCGCCGGGCGTTTCTGCGTCCGGGGGTTATTCCAGGGGTGTCAGCGCCAGGATGCCGTTCTCGGTTATTTCAATCCAGCCGGGGCGAAGCCCTTCCCTCACGTAGCCAAGCCGCTCCAGGCGCGTCAGGAGCGGCCTGGGGGCGTTTCCGGGCCTCGGGATCGGCCCGTGGTCTCGCAGCCGCTCCAGGACCCTCCTGGCGTCCTTCGTGAGAGGCACCGGTCCCCAGGGCGGATCGTTCAGCGTGCGGGCAGGCTCAGCGGACATGCGTGAGCAACGCCGTGAGCGCCGCCCCCACCGCCGCGCCCGCGCCCAGCAGCACGCCCCCGGCGGTCAGCCCCTGGATCAGCAGCCGCCGGGGACCGAAAGTCTTGATATGGCGGATCTGCTCGGTGCGGTTCTCGATATCGAGCAATAGCAGGTCCCATTTGGCGCGCTGGATCTGTTCGGCTGTGGTCACGGCGTTAATCGTGGCTCGCGGCGACCGCGCGGTCGTTGGCCTTCCTGATTTTTTCGTTGTTTATATCGAAGTGAAGCAGCGCGCCCATGAGACTCGTGCCAAGACTGGCGCGGGCGCCGTTCGTGGAACGGCTGAGTTCACGAACGAGTTGCCGCAGTTCGATAACCTCATCAGGGTCCAGACCGGAGAGGATCACCGTTTGGGTCGGTTGCTCCATTATTTCCTCCGCGATGCAACGCGCATATTCCGACAGGTGTTCCAGGGAGTTGGACATGGGGTAAATCCTTTCAGAGGTTAAGCGCGCGTCACGCCGCGCGGTTGTCGCTGTAGGCGCGGCGCATGGCGTCAACGCGCCGCGCGTTTTCGCGGACTGATACGCCAGCGTTGTGAAGATACACGCGGGCCACGGTCGCCGGGTTGTCCGCCAGAATGTGCGCCACGTCGGCCACGGTCCATCCCTGCTGTATTCTGAGCGTGGCGAAGGTGTGGCGGAACACGTGCGGCGTGAGACGGGGCAAGCCGGCCTCGGTTTTGAAACGATCAAAGCCCCGCATCAGGCGGTGGCTCAGAAACAAGGGTCCCGTGGGCTTGCCCTGTGACTTCGGCGCGTGGAAGGCTTCACGCTTCAGGACCGCGAGCAGCCGATCCGTCACGAAGACATCAGCGCAGCGCCGCTTGTTTTTGGGTTGATAGTCCGGGTTCACGAAGTCGATGAACTCGTGTCCCGGTGTCAGGTCCACGCGGTCCCAGGTCAGTTCCAGGATCGCGTCCCGGCGCTGGCCACTGTCCAGCGCGATGCAGGTGAACAGCGCGGCGCGCCGGTCCACGTCGGCGGCGCGTTTTAGCCATTGCACCGCCAGATCGAAGACACGGGCGTCTTCCTCCGCTGTGAGCGTGTAGTTCCGTGGCGCCGTGACCGGCGGCATCTGGTAGACGGGCACGGCGTCGCGCGGGATAATCCGGTTCCTGGCGCCCCACTTCAGGACCGTCACCACCACGCTCAGATGGCGCCGCGCGGTGCCCTGGGACCAGCCGGCGGCGAGGATGTCGCGGTGCAGTTCGGCCAGCTTCTGTTCGGTGATCCGGTCCGCCGGGTAGTGTCCCAGGACCTGTGCCAGCTTGTTGACCGTATGATCCTGCGCGCGGGTCAGACGCTGGGTCTGGGTTGTCGCTACATAGTTGTCCGCCAGTCGCGCGAACGTGAGAGGCGCGCCCGTCGCTTGTTTGGGTGTCAGCCGATCCTGCTTCCAGAACGTGAACCTGTCTTCGGCCTCGGTCCGATCAGGGGTGTGGCAGGCTTGCTCGTTGGTGCGGTGATCGGTCGTGCCATCGGCTTTGAGGATGACATCGGTGTGCTTGATGACCCAGCGTCCCGTGGGCTTTTGCCATAGATACGCATTGCGAACCGTCCACTCGACGGCGCTTTCGCCGGGACGGCGAGGGCTTCTTGTGGGTTTGCTGATCTGAGGTTTTTTAAGAGCCACTTTTCAATATCCTCTTTGAGTATGAGAACCGGTCGTCCCGGCAAATAAGGCAGCTTGCCGTCGCGGCGCAGCGCCTGGATCTTGGACAGCCCGCAGCGCAACAGCGCGGCGGCTTCCCGCTGCGTGAGCAGTTCGATCAAGCGGGCGCGTCGCCGTCATCGGAAAATGTCTCGCCTTCAAGCGTTGGGTCCACGGCGTGGATCGCGTCCATCAGGCGGATCGCCATTTCGGTGTCCACTTCGACCGAATAACTAAAATGCACGCGGCCCCGTTTGTTCAGTCTGAAACTGAAAGCGGCGGTGGTGTGGTGCGGGGGGTGTTCGGTCCCGGCCTTGCCGGCGCCGGGCGGCATGGGTTCGCCGCGTGGCGCGTCCCCCCAAACGAAGGGCGGCGGTAGCGAGGGGTACCCGGGCTTGCCGTGGTCGCGCTCCAGGTCCTTGGGGTCCAGGTCCAGGACCTCGGCCAGCTTCAGTACGGTCTCGGGCCGTGGGTATCCCTTGCCGGCGAGATACCACGTCATGCGGTCGCGGTTGCGCGCGACGGATCGGCCCTGGGCGTTGATCTTGGAGCCCCAGACGGCACGGGCCACGTCACTGGCCGACATGTGTTTCGCCGTCATGGCGCGGACGAGGTTGTCCCGGAACTTTTCCAGATCCGGGAGCGGTGGCGTCAATGGCGCCGACGCGGGGGTCTCGGGCTGGGTGAGTGTGTTGGGCATGGTTTCTCGCGGTTCAGTCGGTGTGGAGGGGGTTGGCGGTGCAGCGGTTCGGGCACGGGCATAACCCCGGAGTCGGTGTCAATAGGGTTTTGCCACTGGTTAAAAACAACGCCCGTGTTGTTTTGTCAACGGGTATCAACACGCGGGTATGTTGTGTTCAGTCACATTTGTCATTTGATATCTGTTGGATGGTCTTGATTTTTGTAGGGTAAAGGTGTCCAAACAGTCTGGACGAGCGCCGGGCTTATCCCTACATTTATATAACCGGTTGACGACAAAGCCAGGGAAAATGGCGGAAATGCTTACTTTGGATGTGGCTTATGTGTTTGACCATGTGGGCGGTCCGTCTGTTCTGCTGGACCTGTTGCGTCGCGGTGAACCCACGGCGACCCTCACATACCCGCAGGTTCAGATGTGGCGCCAGCGAAACACGATCTCCGCGCCGTGGATCGTCCCTGTCCTATATTTAATGACCCAACGGGGCCACACCCTGGGCGAACTCCTGGTGGACACCGAAGACCCTTTTGGCGTTCCCGACGTGGTCGAGGGCGTTACCGTGACGGGGGCCTGACCGATGCGGGTGCTGGGCGTGGACCCCGGGCTCACGGGCGCGTTCGCCGTCATCGAGACGAGCCTTGATCTTTTGTTGATCTGGGACATGCCCACGGCGTTCTCGGGTACGGGCACGCGCAAGGAAGTGGTCCCGGTGTTCGTGGCGGACATCATACGGGACAACCACCCCGACGTGTGTTTCATCGAGCGCGTGGGCGCGATGCCCAAACAGGGCGTGTCCAGCGTCTTCTCGTTTGGACGTAGTTATGGCGTGGTGCTGGGCGTGCTGGGTGCCCTTCGCGTGCCCGTGCATCTCGTGTCACCCGGCGACTGGAAGCGCGCCATGAAGCTGGGCCAGGACAAGAGCGCGGCCCGTGCCATGGCGGCGAGGCTGTTCCCCCACGCGGGTCACTATTTTCAGCGTGTCCGGGACCATGACCGCGCCGAAGCCGCGTTGATCGCGTGTTGTGGTGTTAAATGGGTGGGGGACAAAAAACAGGGTTGACTCGCCCAACAGCGGGGCTAATGTCGGGAACATTACAAGACACGCTCCCCCGGCTTCACCCTCCAGGATCGAGGATTAACCATGCCGAAACAGGGACTTACCCCGGCGCCTCGACCCTACCAACTGGACGGCGTGAAGTTTGTGTTGGACGTTTTGTCCCCAGGACATACACACAACACACAGGTTGACACGGCCCACATGGCCCACCGCGCGGCGATGCTCGCGGATGACCCGGGCCTGGGCAAGTCCCTGATGGCGATCCTGATCGCGAAGGCTTTGTTCGCGTCGCGCGTCCTGACCATCGCGCCGGCCATAGGCCGCGTGTCCTGGCCTTTGGAGATACGCAGGTGGTGGCCCGAGATGGCGCACTTCACGCGTATCCCGGCGCACAACGCGTTCCCGGACAGCCTGTTGGACGACCGGATTTTCCTGATCCTGAGTTATGACACGTTTAGCCACGGCGCGAGTATGCGCCGCTGGAATGGTCCTCTGCGCGAACGCGCCTGGGACCTGCTGATCCTGGACGAAGCGCATTACCTCAAGGAAGGCTCGTCGAACCGCACGCGCGCCATCTATGGGGACAGGTTCGGGCACCGGGGCATCCAGTCCACGGCGAACCGCGTGTTGTTACTGACGGGTTCGCCCACGCCCAACCACGCGGCGGAGTTGTTTCCTCACTACCGCACGTTCTGGCCTGACCTGTTGCTGACCCCCGAGGGCAAGTCCCTGGGGCAGACGGATTTCGAGGAACGCTACACCAAATACACGGACGGCGCCTGGGGCCGCAGCATCCACGGGTCTCAGGGCCAGGACGTTTTGCGCGAGGCGTTCGCGCCGGTCATCCTGCGGCGTCGGCGGCGCGACGTGCTGGGCGAACTTCCCCCATTGCAGGTCGAGGATGTGCCGTTGCTGGTTCGTCACGGTCCCGGGACCGGCGCGCCATGATCGCGCCCGGCCTGTCTCAGCGCGACATCACGGATCTGCTCATGGCCGTCCCGGTGGACGCGCTGCCCGAACTGTTACAGTCTGAAGAACTACATCTCGCGACCCTGCGGCGCATGCTGGGCGAGGCCAAGGCCGCGCCATCGGCTGCGTGGGCACGAGAAAAGCTAAATACCGGCGTCGATAAAATCCTGCTTTTCGCGTGGCACGTGGAGGTCATCGCCACGCTCGCCGACCTGTTACTGGACTTTAACCCTGTAACCATCACGGGCGCCACGACGACCCGGGCCAGGACGGTCGCGGTTCGGAAGTTTCAGCACGATCCCGAGACCAGGGTTTTCGTGGGACAGATCAAGGCGGCTGGGACGGCGATCACGCTCACCGCCGCCGCGCATATCGGCATCGTCGAACCAAGTTGGGTGCCAGGAGAGAACGAACAGGTCATCGCCCGTGCATGGCGGATGGGGCAGGTCCGTCCCGTGCTGGCGAGTTTCCTTTACGTGCCCGGATCGTTGGATCAGCGGATCATGCGTGCCTTTCGCCGTAAAGCCAGCGAACTCCTGCCCCTTTACGAAGCCGAAACATCATCTCATAGGGAAGGCGTCCAGTAATGGAAGGTTTGACCGCTACGATCAGTCTCACGTTTGATCCCGCCCGTCCCGGCGAAGCCGGGCGGGTATTGGACACGCTCTCGTTTTTGGCCACCGAACTGCGCAAGCGCGGTATCGTCCCGGCGATATTGTCGCCCGATCCACCGCCCGATCCCATGGATGACCCGGACCAGGACCCGGCGCCGTCGCCACCGCCGGAACCCACTCAGACCGCTCCACCCGCGAAGCGTATCCGGGACCGCACCGCCGAACGCCGCGCCGCCAGGGAGAAGGCCGACGCGGAGGCGAAAGCCGTCCAGGCTGACGATCCGCTCCTGGGCGCCGGGGGTGGTCCCGGGACCGGCGATCCCTTCGGGGACGACGCTGATGATGACGCGCCGTTGCCGCCGGGTTCCGACGCCAAACCCGCTGAACCCGTGGAACGTGTGCGCACGCCGAAAGAGTGCATGGACGGCAGTATCGTTCTTTTACGTCAGTGCTTCGCCCAGGGCGGCGCCGACGCGGTGAAGGCCCTTCAGAAGACCTACAAGGTTTCCAAGTTCATCGACCTGCCGTTGGATGCCGCGCCCGGATTGTGGAAGCAAAGCCTGGATCTGGCGCGGACGCTGCAAATCAAAATCCCGCCGGGGCTCTGAGCGTGGACGTGGCTGACCTGGGGACCCCGCTGCCGGCGCACTCGGAACTGGGCGCGTCGGGCATGGACCGGTGGTCCCATTGTCCGGGTAGCTTCGGCTTGTCCCGGTGTGAGCGGCACAAGGCCCCGACCATCCACGCCGCCACGGGCACGGTGGCGCACACCCTGATCGAACAAGCCTTCAGCATCTGGAACGCGGGCGGCAGGCCCGGTGACGGGCTGGCCGGCAGCGAGGGCGTCACGGTCGAGGTCGACGGCTATGACATCACGGTCGACGCCGACATGACCGCCGGGGTGCGTATGATGCTGGATTACATGGACTTTCGGCGGCGCGAACTGAAGGTCTCGCCTTTGGTTGAGCAAACCGTGTTCCTGGATAGCTACTTTCCCGTCAGCGAGCCGCCGCCGGTCAGGATGTTTGGGCGCTGCGACGTGCAGTTCCGCGCCGGGGACTTCGTTGAAATCGTCGACTACAAGAACGGCAGCGGCGTGTTGGTGAACGTCACCGACAACATGCAGCTTATGTATTACGGCGCCGGGGTCCTGGCCGAGTTGACCGCCCAGGGTTTGTGGCCGGCCAGGATCAGGCTGACCGTGGTGCAGCCGAACGCCCGGACGCCGGAAAAGATCAGATCCCAGGATCTGACCACGCTGGACGTGGTGATCTGGGTGGATGAGGTCCTGGTCCCGGCGGTGCGGGCTTGTGAAGATCCCAACGCGCGCTTCGTGACGGGCTCCTGGTGCAGGTTCTGTCCCGTCGCGCACGCCTGTCCCGCGCTGCTGGGCGCCGCGCGTGAAGCCGCCAGGACCCAGTTCGACGACAGCGCCGAGAGCGATACCCTCGCTGAGAGACTGGCCCTGGCCGAACGGGTGATCCTCTGGGCCGAGGCCATGAAAGGCTTTGGCCTGCTGCGGATCAAAGAGGGTCTGCGGGTGCCGGGCTGGGCCGAAGTGCCTACGCGTCCCACGCGCAAGTGGACCGACACCGCCGCCATCGAAAGCCTGCTCGCCGGCTTCGACATCTGGGACAAGAAGTTGCGCAGTCCCGCGCAGGTCGAGAAGCTGCTCAAGAAGTCATCGCCCGACACATGGGGGCTGGTCTCGCCCTACGTCGAGAGCAAATCCTCCGGGACCAAACTGGCCCGCGTGGGACCGAACGAGGACACCGGCTTTGACGAACTGATGGAGCCGGTGTGATGGACGGCGAGATAGGCGATGAACTCGATGCCGTCGTTGAACTGCTCTACGAGGCCGAACGCTCGCCTTTGCTGAGCGCCTGGGAACACCAGTTCATGGACGATCTCCGAGACCGGGTGGTTCGTTACGGCGACCAGACGTTCCTGTCCGACCGCCAGCGCGCCGCGCTGGGACGTATCAAGGACAAACTACTGACGTAACGACTTTCGATCTTCTCCGCTTCCCCGGCTGCACCGTCTTCTCCGCGAAGCTGTCCCTACCGATCTGGAACCCTGAAATGGAGTAAGCCCCATGGCTGTCCGCACGCCTATCGCTTTGCTTTCGTATCCGCATCTGTTCGTCGCCCGTCCCGCCGCTCCCGGCGCCGATCCAAGGTTCAGTTGCGCGCTCCTGTTCGACCAGAACGCGCAGAAGGACCCGGCGTTCCTGGAGTTGCGCAAAGCCGTGGGCGCGGCCATCGACGACATGTGGGGCGCCGGCAAGTCCCGGGACAAGGACTTCGTCCAGTCCATCCGCTCGCCCTTTCGGCGCACCCAGGCCAAGAAAACCAAGGGCTACGAGGACATGGTCGGCGGCATCTACATCCAGCCCTGGAGCAAGGACCGCCCCGGCGTGGTGGACGCGCGGCTCCAGGACATCACGGTCCCCGGCGACGTGTGGCCGGGACAGATGGCCCGCGCCACGGTCAGGCCCTTCGCTTACGACGTGTCCGGCAACAAGGGGGTGAACTTCAACCTGAACAATGTGCAAATATGTCGCATTGACGGTCCCCGCCTCGATGACCGCAAGAAGGCCAAGGACGAGTTCGACCCCTACGGCGCGGGCGAAGGCGGCTACGGTCCCGACGATGACGACGACGACGCGCCTTTCTGACGCACATGGGGGAGGTCGTCATGGGTGTCGCCGCGTTCGTCATATTGATGACGGTGCTGGTCTGGCTGGGGCTCACGGTATGAGCGGGGCACCCCAGCGCCCGCGCGTGCGGGAGGAGTTCCTGGCCGAGTTCATGCACCTGGGCAAGTGCATCGACAACCTTTTGGCGGGGCATCACGGGCTGCGCCACTCGCTGGACGCCGTGAAGCGTGTCGCCGTGCCGTTCACGGTGAGCGAGGTCACGGCGATGGAAGCGTTCGGCGTCGGTTCGCCGTTATTCCATTTATGGAATGAGTGCCGGCTGGTCGAGGCGCTGCGCGTGGCCTGGACCGGCGAGGCGAGCGAGCCTGTCCCGAAGGAGGCGCCACCATGATGACTGTGCCTGACCCAGACCGGGCTGACGAACGGCGGGTTTTCTTATCGCTGTTGACCGCGTTGAGGCATCTGAACTTCCCGGGCAGCGCGGAAACGATCTTCACGGACGCCATGGCTACCGGTTTCATGGGTGGTGACTCGGGTCACGGCGGCAACGCGGCGGTGACGTTCACGCAAAACGGGGGCGCCATGGATGCGATTGTGAAACGGGATGACGGTCGCGAGGTCCACCTTGATGGGGTACAGCAAGTGACCGTCACGGTGGGGGGTGACTGGGAGCAGGGCGACCTTCTCCGGGGCTTGATCCAGGCGGCGGTTATACTCGCTCGCGCTCTGTATGCCCAACCGCGATGATAGGCTTGTCCTGGACCTGGAGACCACGAGTTTAGCCGACTTGCGCGTGGTCGGGTCCAGTGTCTACGCGAGCGATCCGTCCACGCGCGTCACCGTGCTTTGTTACGCCCTTGGGCGGGGACCCGTGCGAACCTGGACCGGCGGTCCCTGCCCCGACGATCTGCGCGCGGCGATTGTCTCGGGCTGCGTGGTCGTCGCGCATAATTACCTTTTCGAACTGAATATCTGGGCGGCGGTGCTGGCCCCGCTTGGCTTCCCGCCGATCCGACTTAACCAATGGTCCTGCACCATGGCGCGTGCCCTGGTCGCCGGCCTGCCCGCCAGTCTTGAACTGGCCGGCCACGCGCTGGGGCTCGCCATCCAGAAGGACGCGTCCGCCCGGGACCTGATGCTGAGATTTGCCCGGCCCCGGAGCCTGAACCCGTTGACGTGGTGGCACGAGACGGACCCGGCACGCTTCGCGCATCTGGTCTCCTATTGCGCCCAGGACGTGGCGGCGGAACGCGAACTGGATGGCGCGGTCCCCGAGTTGAGCCCCCGCGAGTACGAAATCTTCCTGGCCGATCACGCGATCAACCAAAGGGGCGTGCGCGTGGACCTGTCCCTGGTGGACCGGATGCGGACGTTGAGCGACGCCGAGAAGCTGCGCATCAACGACCGGATCAATCGGTTGACCAATGGCCAGATCACGTCCGGCGCTCAGGTGGGCAAGCTGGTCACGTGGTTGACCGACAACGACACACCGGTCCCGATGCTGGACCCGGGCCACGGCAAGCCTCCCAGGCCCACCCTGGGCCGTGAGGCGGTCGAGGGGATGCTTGCTCGTCCCGGTCTGCCCAGCCATGTCAGCGCCGTCCTGCGCTGCCGCCGGGACGTGTCTCGGTCCAGCACGGCGAAGCTGACCACCATCAGGAACCGGGTGTCAGCCGATGGCAGGGTCCGGGGCGGGTTCCAATACTACGGTGCCAGCAGGACCGGGCGCTGGGCCGGACGCGGTGTGCAATGGCAGAACTTTCCCAGGGGCACGATCAAGGACCCGCACGCCGCCGTGGATCTGGTCAACGAGGGCGCGACCGTCGAGGACCTGGACCTTCTCTTTGAGGACAGCCCCATGGGTGTCCTGGCGTCGATGCTCAGATCCGTGATCGAGGCGGCGCCGGGGCACATGCTGGTGTCCTGCGATCTTTCCCAGATCGAAGCCCGGGTCCTGGTGTGGCTGGCCGGGCAGGACGATGTCACCGCGCTGTTCGCGCGCGGCGAGGATGTCTACACCTACACGGCGAAGTCCCTGGGTTCGGACAACCGCCAGTTCGGCAAGGTCCTGGTCCTGGCGACCGGCTTCGGCATGGGACCACGGCGGTTCCGCGACACCGCCCGGACGTTCGGCGTCACGCTCACCGAGGGCGAGGCCGAAGACGCCGTCGCCGGCTGGCGGGGTTTGAACCATCATGTCGTGCATATGTGGTGGGAAGCCCACAAGATCGCCCTGGCTGTCGCCGCCGGCCCGGTGGGTTCGGCGGTCAGCTTCCGGGGCATGGTCTTCGCCCGCCGGCCCCAGAGCCTGGACATCGTCCTGCCAAGTGGCCGGGCGCTGGTCTACCGCGAGCCCCATGTGCGGCGGCACCCCGACCACGGCCACCTGGAGTTCGTCTACCGGGGCGTCGAGCAAGGACGCTGGGCGTGGGTGCGGTCCTGGCCGGGAAAGTTGACGGAAAATATCGTCCAGGCCATCGCCCGCGATGTCATGGCCGAAGCGATCATCAAGGTGCATCGCCGGGGGCCTCCTCTGATCGCCACCGTGCATGACGAACTGATCTCCGAGGTCCCCGCCGCGCGGGCCGAGGACGCCCGGGACTGGCTGTCACGGGCGATGAACCGGGCACCCGTTTGGGCGCCGGGACTGCCCGTCGCGGCCGCCGCGACGATAGGCCGACGCTACCGGAAAGACGCCTGACGGCGCTCCGAAACAGGACAGAAATTTCTCTGCACTTTCTTTTGCACTCGCCCGGCGAGGCCCGTGGTTATTGGGTTTCCCGTGTGCGGACTTAAATTAGTGCAAAAATCCTGCACAAAACTTGATACGATAGACCCCACAAACATTAACAAGACACTGAAACCAATATCCTGGAATAGCCAGGACCAAGGCGGCCTTCAGGGAAAATCAACATCTTCGCGTGTTGGGTTTATCCCCACGGTCGCAGATAGTTTCATTTTGTGGCGATAAGCAACATACGGGCTGCAAGTCGCTGAAACCGTTGGTATTTGTGGGATGTTGGGACCTGTGTCTTGTGCAAAACCTTTGCACCGTTCCACCTATGAAATTTAGGACCTTTGATAAGACACGGTTAATCCGTTGCGGTCCCAGGTTCTGAGAATGTGTTGGGTTCAGGACAGACGCAACTCAGCGAGCCTTGGCCGGCGGCTCGCCCTCGGTCTTGTAGTGGTGCCCGGATCTGAGCAGAGCGCCGACACCGCCTAGCGCCGCGCCGCCGGCCAGCAAGGGTTTACCCCAGCCAGGGACCACCCGCATGGCGGGCACCAGGATGTCGTCCGTCAGCCCGATCATCCAGGACGGCGGACCGCCGCCCACGCTTTCGCCCTTGGCCTGGGCCTGCTCCAGGTCGGTCAAGGGCAGGGGCTCCAGGGGCGGCGGCGCGAACGGGTCGGCGGACTCTTTCTTGATCTTGGTTCCGCGTGGCCCGGCGACGAAGTCGGTGAGCCCGCGCGTCACCGTGGGCGACGTGGCGGCGATGGACATGGCGCCGATCAACCCCGACAAGGGTCCGGCGGGAAGGCGGTTGGCCAGCCACGCCATGCTCGCCAACGCGCCCGGCTTCAGGGTCAGTTGGGTGAGCCCGTGGATGGCGTTGTAGGTCTCGGTGTTGGTGCCGTCGCTGGAGCCGCCGAAAGCGTGCATGACGCCCTTGATGATATCAATCATGTAACGCGTTTCGGTGGCGAGGTAGGGGCCTTCCACCAGGTTGCTCAGGTCCGCCGTGTAGCGCAGCGCGGTGAACGCCTGCCCCACGGCGGCGAGCGGTCCCAGCAGTCCCGACGCGTCAATCGTGGAGCCCAGTAGCCAATCAAACAGGTCGCCGTCGTCCTCGTGCTTTTGCCACGCCGCCTGATTGAACAGGTAGGAGCGCGGCGCGAACATCAGTCCGGTTCCGGCCAGCAGCGTGAGCCCGCCGATGGCGGTATGCACCCAGGTCTTGAACCGCGCCGCCTCGGCCTGGAACCTCGCACTCGTGGGGCTCTCGCCCGCCGCGATCCGCCGGTCCCACTCGCGTTGCTTCGCCTGCGCCGCGCGGTGCATCGCCGGGTCCACGACGTTCCGCATGAACCCGTAGGGGAACGAGGTCAGCCCCGCGAGCATGTTCACCATGGGGTTGCGCAGCGCCCCCAGCGGCTTCTCAGCCGCCGTGGGGTCCTGGGACATGCGGTTGAGCATCCGGTTCGCGATGACCTCGAAGACCGGTCCCATCGGGTGGTTCTTGAGCGTGACCCGGTCGGGCACATCATTGAACGGCCTCAACAGGTCCTTCAGACCCTCGAACTGGTGGTCCTGGGCATACCAGTCGTGCAGCAGAGTTTTGGCGTCCGCCTGTCGATCCAGTTGGCGGCGTGTCACCGCCGGGTCGGTCGCCAGATCCAGGAGTGTCTTGATATGCTGGGTGCCGGCGCCGTAGGTCGCCGCCCTGATCCAGCGCACCACCGGGGACAGCGCCAGTTCAAAATACCGGTGCATGAACTTCTCGATGGTCGGCGTGCCGGCGTAGTCGGTGTAGCGGGACGCGGCGGCGGCGCCCTGGAGGACTGAAGTGGTGCCGCCGATGGCGCGTATCCCCGCCATGCGCTCGGCGGCGCTCGGGGTGTGGAGCATGGCGCCGGCCATGCGCGTGAACGTGCCGAACATCATCTTCGGGCTACCCCCCGCCAGGAGTGTCCCGAAGGGCTCGCCCACGGCGGATATGCTGGCGCCGGGCAGGAGCATGAGTTGACCCAGCGCCGAGACCATGTTGGTGGTGCGCTGCAAACCCGGGTCATTGTTGCCGCGCATCGACCGGCCCGTGACGGCTTCCACGACCTGACGGATGGGCGTGGAGAAGTTGCCGTTCATGCCGTGGTCCACCGCCTTGTCGATGGCGTTCTGGGTGGCCCGGCCATCCGCGCCGAACAACTCCGTGAACGCGATCTTGCGCGCGACGCCGTGCGCATAGTTGGGGAAGCTGGTGAGCATGTCCTTGTGCATCCAGTCCCGCATGATCTGGTCTGCTTCGGGCGGCAGGGTGCGGCCTTTGGTGAACCGGCTGTCCGGTCCCATGGTGGCGAAATCCAGGGGATCGCCCTTGGCGATGCGGTCCCACCAGTTCTGGGCTTCGTAATGCGCGATCTGGTCCCGGATGTGCGTTACGTGTTCATCGTGGATGTCCAGGTTGTCCCGGACAAGCTGGTCCCGTTCGGCGCCGAGTTTGATGGGGTCGTGGGTGGTGGGGTTGACGCCGGCCCCGCCGGGTCCCGCCTTCAGTTCCTCGTCGATGGCCTTGATCCGGTTCAGGTTCTTACCCAGTTGGGCCATCGCGTCGCGCGCGTCCTGGCTGAACATCGGCGTGTCCCGCTCCGGGGTTTCCCGCCACCACTGGTAAAGACGTTCCGGCTTGTCTTCGTCGGGCCGAAGGTTCTGGCGCTCCCTGGGGTCGGTGAACTTCATGTCGTTATCAAAAATGAACTGGTTGAGCCGGGTGCGGTCCCGGGTCGAACCCTCCTTGTCGTTGCGGATCGCGCGGTCATCGAACACGCGGGACACATGGCCGCTGGCGTAGCCGGTGTCCTCCAGGCCCTCGGTGCCGACGATCTGGTCGTGCAGCCGGTCCTCGATGAACCGGGTCTTTTCCGCCGCCGCCAGGATGTTCTCCGGGATCGGCTTGCGCGGCCCGATGCCTGTAAGGTCGTGGGCGTTCAGCGGGTAGGTCGTCTCCCCGGTCTGCATCGTGTGCCGGAACATGGCGTTCTGTTCCGGGTTCATGTAGGCCCGTCCGGTCAACCGGCTTTTCAGCCCGGCGTCTTTCAGCGCGTCCTCCCACTCGGACACGACGGGGTTGCCCCGGTGCTTGATACGTTCCTCGAAACTCTCGTCCACGGGCCGGCCCGATCCGGGCGCTGACCCCAGCTTGTCCCGGATGCCCTGGATGAAAGGCCGCGCGGCGGGGTTCATCTGCTTAATCATCCGGTCCAGGTTGCCCAGGGCCGAGTTCCAGGTCATGGCGAGGTCGTCGGCGCGTTGCACGCCCAGGGTCTTGGGTGTCGCCACGCCGGTCTTCTTCGCCGCGCGGGTGCTGTAATCCAGGGGCGCCGGAGTGGCGTTGGGGTCTTTGAACAGGGGCTCGTGTTCGCCCTTGACGAGGTTGCTCCAACGCAAGGCGCTCAGGTCGTTACGGACGGATGTCAGGAACCCGGGCCTGATATCCGCCGGGCGCTCCGACCAGGGCCTGAGCGTGTGCGCTTCGGTCGTGCGTCCCGCCGGGGGCTGGCCCTGGCTCAACGTGCTGGCGCGCTCCATCTCCGTGACCAGTTGGTCGAACGCGTGGAACATGTCCATGCGGTCGATCCAGTTCGGATAGCGGTGGCGGATCTCGGCCAGGGCGCGGTCCTGGTAGGCTTTGTTGGATTTGACCACGCCCGCCGGGTCCATGCTCGCCGCTTCCATGCGGTAGGCGGTGTAGGCTTCGCCCACCCGTGCGAACAGTTCGTGATGGCTGGCCCAGTATTGCGGGTTGGGACCGCGCAAAGCCTCGGTCCGCAGGTCGGACGGCCCGATGCGCAGTTTCGACGCGCCCTTGTCCAGGTTCTCGATTTCAGCCCGCGCCAACAGCGCGCTCGTGGTGGGCCGGCCCGCCTTGGTCATCTTCATGGCGGTCTGCTCAAGTCTCAGCCGGCGCAGCATTTCCTCGCCCCGGTTGTAGGACATGGCGTTCAGCACGCGGACGAACGCGCTTTGCACGGGGTCCTTGGGGTCCAGCGCGCCGTCCCTCGCACTCCAGGTCAGTAACTGCTGTTTGTTCGGATTATTGTGCAGCAGATCGGTCATATAGTCGTCGATGGCGTGCCAATGCTCGTGCGCGTAGCTGTTGGAACCGCCTGAAATGTGAATGGTCTTGTCCGCGAAACTGTAGCTGCCATACCAGTTTTCGCCCTTGAAGTTGTAGGGCACCAGATGCAGGCCCAGGCGCCCGTTCAACGCGACGGTTTCCTGACTCCAGCCCAGCGCGTGGGCCATGTTTTGCATATTGTGATGGACGTTCAGCAGCCAATCGCGCGTGATCTTCGGCTCCACGGCGGGATGCGTCCGGGTCTTGCCGTCCGGCGTGACCGTGACCGTGCGGGGTTCAAGATCGACGTTGGTGAAACCGTATTTGGCCTTGAGTTGATCGGCCAGGATCTTGTTCTGTTCCAGGATGGGCCGGTTGGTGAAGGTCTTCGGGTTGATCCCGGTCCCGCGCAAGGCTTCCTCGGGCGCGTCGCGGTAAGCGGACGTGCCCCTGCTGTAGGCGTAGTCCTCCATGGTGAGCGGATCGCCCGGGTGGGGCGTGACCACGGGTTCGCCCGGGGGTTTGGCGCGGACGCGGTTCGGTGTCGGCTCGGGCTCGCCCGGCGCCGGGGCTTTACGGCGGAAACCGGCGCGGGACTCCAGGGTGCCGGGCGCTTCCTGGTCCGCCAGGAGTGCCGCCGGGGTTGTTCCCGGTGCGTTCACTCCCTGTGCGGAAGTCTCGGGTTCCCCGGCGGTCGCGGCGGCGCGTTCCTGTTCCACCCACTTAACGAGGCGGTCCCGCCATGTCTCGCCCGGCTTCAGGGGGTCCTTGGAGCCCGTCGAAAGGGCGTCGCGGTAGGCTTCGTCGGGGGCGTTGGCGCGGTCCAGTTCGCCCAGCTTATAGGCGGGCGTGCCTGGGGTTTCGTGCGCGGGGGTATTTTTGTCCGGGGGTTCGGCTTGTCCCGGGACAGGTTCACGCTGTCCCGGGACCGCTGTGGGCTCTACCCTTGGGGCGGCGGGTTCCGGGGCAGGAGGGGCTGGCCCTTCCACTCCAGCGGGTCGAACTTCGCCGGGACGGGTTTCATCCACGGGAATAGTTCCAACTGGACGGGCGGTCGGCTCCATACCAGGACGGGCGGTTTCCGCGCCGGTCGGGACAGCGGCGGGCGGTTCGGGAATAACAGGGGCGGCGGCGGGCTCGCCGGGACGGGGTTGGGCTGTGGTGGCATTCGGGGGTGTCTCCCTTGGTGGTATGGGTGGAGGCTCAGGCGTCGGCGTCGTGATCGGCACGGCCTCGCCCGGCGCCACGCCCTCGGGCGGGGGACGGACCAGATCGGTGAAAGGCGTGGGTCGCGGTGGAATGTCTGTGCTGGTTGGCGCTGGGCCTGTCGGTGCTATCGACGGTGACGTGTCTGGTCCTGCTGGGATGGCTGTCTCACCGGATGTGGTAGGCGGGCCCATGATCCGCCGGCCAAGCTGGGGACCGTAGTGCATGACGCCCCCGGCGATGCCGCCGCCGATGGCGTTCTGCACGGCGCCCTCGGCCAGTTCGCCCAGGCCGGGCGTGGGCTGACCCGTGATCGCCGGGTCGATCACGCCTTGCTTGACGACGCCGGTTCCGGGACCCGTGACCAGGGTGTGGAACAGCAGGTCCTTGATGACGGATTTGAAGGGGCTGAGCCCGAACAAGGGCGCGGTGACGCCCGTGAAAGCACCTGACGCGCCGGCCATCTTGTAGGCTTCGTCGACCGCTTCATCCTGCGTGGCGCCCCGCCTGATGGCGTCCTGGTAGGCCGGGACAAGGCTTTGCACGAAGTCGGTCACGCCGCCCCCGGCGGCGCCGCCCAGGGCACCTCCAACCGCCGTGCCGAAGCCCGGTTCGATGGCGGTCCCCGCCGCGCCGCCGCCCGCCGCGCCCAGCACCATGCCGGCCAGCGTGGGGAACGAGTGCCCCAGCCCGTAGCCCACGCCGCCCATGAAAGTGCGTTCAGGCTGTTCCTGGACGTTGGCGGGGTTGAAGCCTTCACCCGTGGCGAGTTGCCCGGCTTCGCGGCCTGACGCGCCGATCCCGCCGAACAGGGAGGATAAAAACCCCACGGGCTCGGACGTGGACGGCGCCGGTTGCGCCGCCGGTCCCAGCGGGACCAGCTTGTCGAAGTCAGGCAGTTCAACCGGTGGTTGGGCCTGTGCCTGGGGCTGGGGCTGCGCCACCGGTCCCAGCGGGACCAGCTTGTCGAAGTCCGGCAGCGGCACCGGGGGCTGGGGTTGTGTCTGCGCCTGGGGCTGGGACTGGGGCTGGATCGGCTGCGCCGCTTGCCCCAAGGGAACCAGCTTGTCGAAGTCAGGTAGTTCTACCCCCGGCGTCGAACTGGTGTCGTCCAGCGGCGGCGGCATTTAACCGTTCCTCGTCATCGCCGCGCGGACATAATCCAGCATTGACATGGGCGCCGGGGGCGCCGCTGGCGGGACCGGCGCCGGGGGCGCCGGGGGCAGGTTCAGGATCACGCCGGGGTCCCCCCGTTGGAAGTAGTTTTGCAAGCCGGCGGGACCGTGCATCTGAAGGTTGGTGGGGCCGGGCGTGAACTGCCATGCACCGCCGGGTGCCTGCGACCACGCGCCGCCCTGGTGGCCGTCAGCGCCGTTATACTGGCTCTGATCCGAGAAACTGGGGTGGTTGGGTTTCTTGTAAGTATCGGGATAGTGCCCGTTGCCCGCTCGACCGGCACCGCCAAGAAAAGCACCGCGCATGTCATAGTCGTAGGTATCGCGAGACATGTCCCGGCCCGCCGCCTGGGACTGTTGCGTCAGCCATTGCTGGTATTGCGTCTCGCCCTCGGGCGTGAGCGGCGTGTTGTACTGATCCGTCATGTCCAGCGGATCGGTCTGGGCGCCGGACATCTAGGCGAGACCCTGGCCGCGCCGCGCGGCCTGGGTGAAGGCGTCCGCCAGCGACGTGGGCGCGCCCGCGATGGCGGGATCTTGTGGCGGCGGCGGCATGGGAAGGGGAGGACCGTCCGGCGCCGCCGCCGCCATCAACGGTCCGGCTGGCGCGTCCGGTCCCGCTGATGGGAGTGGGCCAGCCGGCGCCGGGGGACCGCCGCCGCTGCCGCCCATGATCTTGGCGATGTAGTTCCGGGTCTCAGAGGGCAGGTTGCCCACGCCGTTCCGCGATACGTTGCCCGGTCCCCAGTTGTAGGCGGCGAGGGCGTGCGTGTAGTCGCCGCCAAATTTGTTCAGGTTCTGGCGCAGGTAGAGCGCCGCCGCCGGGATCGCCTGGGACGGGTCCATCGGGTCGATCCCCAGTCCGCGCGCGGTGCCGGGCATGAACTGCGCGATGCCGGCGGCGCCGGACGGGTTGCGCGCGTTCGGGTTGAGCCCGCTTTCGGCCACCAACTGGCGGCGGAATATGTCGTGATCCAGGCCGTATTTCTCGGCGGCGCCCCGGATCATGTCGTCGATGTTGGCCATGGCTTACTGCACCGCGCCCAGATACATCTGACCGTTCTGGACCACCCAGATCCTGCCCGTGGTCGGGTCCCTGAACGACGATCCTTCCGCCATCCCTTGCCGCGCCGGGCCGACAGGCGCGCCCACGGCTCTGACGGCGGGCTGGCCGGCCTGTGCCTGCGGCTGCGGCGCCGGCTGGGGTGTCGGCGGTCCCCCGGCGACGCCAGCGACATCGGGCCGGTTGATCGCCCGGTTGAGTGGCGGCGGCGTCGCGGGCTGACCCGTCATCACGCCCGGTTTGTGCGCCATCCGACCGCTCACGAAGCGCCCCGGCGCCGTCACCGCGTCGGCCAGGGTCCCGATCACGCCGCGTCCCTCGGGCGCGCCGCGCGCGGATGTGACGGCGCGGCCAGCCACGACGGGCGGTCCCGTGTCCTGGGCCGGCGGTGCCTGTGCGGGTGCGGGTGCCTGTGGCGGCACCGGGGGCGCCGGCTGGTTGGGCGCCGCCCGCGTGCCGCCGGGCATCGAACTGGTGACAGTGTCGGGCAGGGTGGGCGTCCCGGCGGGCGGTTTGGCTCCCGAAAGGTTGCCATGCACGAGGTAGCGCGGGTCCTTGCCGCCGGTCAGGTTCGGGTCTGACTGCGAGAAATACCCGATGCTGCTGTCAACGTCCTTGGGCAGGATGCCCTGGGACCGCATCTGCTCCAGGACAATGGGGACGGCGCCAGCGGGGTCGGCCCGGTATTTGGGATCGCGCACCGCCAGATCCCGGACCCGGGACATGACCTCGGCTTTCGTCGCCGCGTCCAGCGCCCTCGGCGCCGTGGATCGACTCAGGTGCATCCCGCTCGGGACCGGATACATTTGCTGGACGGTCTGGTCGACCATCCCGCTGATGCGCAGTTCCTGGTCCGGGGTCAGCGGGGTCTTGCCCGTCGTGCCAGCCGTCCCCGCCTGAACCGCCTCTGTCACGCCTGGCGCCGCCGCCGGGTTGGTTTCCGTCTGCTGTGTGATGCGGGCACCGCCTTGCGCGCCCAGTTCGTCCGTGGACTTCGGCGCCACCTGCGCGCCCGGGGCTCGGGCGGCCAACCGGAAGACGGTCTTTCCCGTGGCCGGGTCCAGGACCTGCACCAGCGCGCCGTCCACCTGCGGGTCATACTTGCGGCCCAGCGCGGGGTTCGCCCGTAAACCGCCCTCCGTGGTGGTGATGACCTCGCCCTGCGGCGTGACGATGGAGATATTGTTCTTGTCGTGCGCGGCTTGCGTCGGCTCGTAGGGTGTCTGGCCCTGCGTCGTCGCCTGTCCCGTCGATGTCAGGGCCGGCGGCGGCGTCACGCCGCCCGGCGGTGTCGGCGGCTGCACCGTCACGGGTTGCTGATCGTATTGGTTTTCGGGCCGTCCCATGGCGGGGTTCTGGCGCCATATGCCCACTTTGGTTGGAATACGCGTTCCATCGGGCGCGATGACGACAAGCGGTTTCTCGTCTTCCAGGGTCTGCGTCGCCGCCGTCTGTGCTCCTGGCATCGCCAGTTGGGTCCTGTTGTTCATCCCGGTGGTCGTGATCTGGGTGGCATTGTTCATGCCCGTGGTCGTGATCTGGGTCGTGGCGTTCAGAGGGGCACTGTCCCCGGCGCCGGACAGGAACCGCTCACCCGTGGCTTTATCCATGGCGCCAGACTGGATCTGACCGTTGATCCAGGACGTACCCAGGAGTTTCACCACGTTCGGGTCCATGCCCGCGCGTGCCGCCGTCGCCATGAGATAGGGCAGGTTCACCATCGGAGGGGTTGGCGAGCCGTTCGCCTGTGCCGGGGGCGATTGCCTCACGCCGCCGCCTTGCTGGGGTGGCGCGGCAGGCTGCGCCGGGGGCTGACTACTCGCTCCACCGCCGGCTACCATTGACGCCAGCAACGAAGGCAGGACGGCGGCAGGCGGTCCCGGCGAGGGTGTCCCGGGCGGCGCCGGTCCCGCCGGCGGCAAGCCTGTTGGCGTGATCGCCAAGGGTTGCGGTCCTGGTGGCGGCGGCGCGGCTCCGCCACCAGGAGGACCACCCTGCGGGATGACCAACCCTGGGGGCGCGGCTGGTCCTGGCGGCGCCGCTGGTCCCGGGATCGCCATGGGACCGGTGCCCGCCCCACCGCCCGTGAGTTCCTGCAAATACCGCTGCTGGCCCATCTGGTCGCGGGTTTGGTAGCCCTTGATGAGCGCGTTGGCGCTTTCGGCGCCATAGTAGCCGGCCTGGGCCTGCTTGGATGGATCTGGGAACAGGCTCCCGGCGAGGGTGTTCAGGCCCTGATCCCAGCCCGTGTTACCCGTGGCGAACATCGGCATGGTTCAGGCCCCTATTTTGTAACCGCTGGTGTCAATGGTCGAGGGTGTCAAACCGCTGGCGCCGGGCAGGATCGCCGGGCCGTAACGCCCGGCGGCGTAGGCGCCCAGGTTGCCCAGCCCGGAGTAGAGCCCGGCGACCTGGGTTTGCCATGCGGTGTCCGCCTTGGCCTGGGCGGCGGCGTTGGCCGCGCGGGTGTCGGCGTCGGACTGGCCCAGGTTGGCGCCGCCCGTGACGTTGCCGAACTTCAGTCCCGCGTAGGTGTTCTCGCCCTGGGCCTTGGCCTGGATCGCCTGATCCACCGCGCCGCCATAGTCCGTGGCGTTGCGGTAGGCGATCTGCGAGGGCAGCAAACGCACCGCCGATCCGCTCGCCAGGAGTTTCGCCGCCTCTTGTTCGGGCATGATGGCGGTCCGGTTCTCGGTGATCGCCTGTCCCGTGTCCTGTAAGGGCTGACCATAGCTGGCGACTTTGGCGATGTCGGAGCCGTACTGGCGTATGTTGGCGGCGGCGATCCCCATGCGCCGGGCGAGCGCGGTCTTCATGACCGGGTCGTTGGTGGACGTGGACGCGCCGGACCCGTCCGGGTTGGTGGCGACGGGACCGGTGGGACCAGGGGCCTGGGACGCGGCGAGCAACGCCGCCGCCTGATCCTGGGCACCCTGCTGGGACTTGTCCATGCCGCCGGGCGCGGCGGTCGACTGGAGCAGTTCCTGCGCACGCGCATCGGCGGCGGCGCGTAACTGATCGGCGGTCTGGTTCTCGGCGGTGACGGTCTGGTTCTGCCGGTCCAGCGCGCTCATCTGCGCCTGACGGGTCGCATCTGCCTGGGTGAGCCGCGCGGCGTTCTCACGTTGCGCGGTGTCGAACTGCGCGTTGGACTGGTCCCGCGTCGCCGCCATGCGCTGGTTGAACGCCTGATTTTGCGCCTGACTGGTGGCAAGGTTCTGTTCCCGAAGGGCCTGGGCCGCGCGGCTCTGCGCGGCGGAAGCCTGCGTCGCGCCATAGACCGTTCCGCCCACGCCCACTGCCGCCGACGTGGCCGCGATATAGGGCGCGGCTGCTGCCATCGCGACGGAAATCTCGGCGCCCGTGCACATGTTCGTCGCTCCCTATGGTGTCCTGAGCCCGGCGCTGTTGCCGCTCGGGTTGGTCCCGCCCAGGCCGGCGCTTCGGTAGGCACCGTACGTGTTGGACACGCCCAGCGCGTTCTGCCCGCTCGCGTAGCTACCGACGCCGCCCAGGACGTTGGTGAAGATATTGGTCAAGGGGCTCACCGTGGGCACGCCACCAAGACTGGCGATGGTGTCGCCCGCGTTGTTCGTGACACCCGAGATGGCCTGCCGCGTCGTGTCCAGCCCGGCGTTCACCGATTGATCGTTCACGCCCGCGATGGGCGGTGCCACGGACTCAGCCGACGTGACCTGTCCCAGAAGGTTCTGCTTCGTGTTCGCGACCTGGGTTTTGAGCGTGTTGGTGGCGTCCGTGGCGTTCTGGGTCTGGACCGCCGTGGCGCGGCCCGCGTCTTCCTCCAGCAAGCCCTTCTGGTCCACCCCCGCCTGGGACGAGCCGAGACCTTGGCGCGCGAGGCCAAACAGAAGCTGCTTGTTGGCGATGTCCTTCTGGTAGTTGATGTCGTCAGTGGCTTTCTTCAGGTAGTCGCTGGTGTATTGGTTGAAGTAATCGGGCGAGAAACGCCCGAACGCGTCGTTGATCTGCTGCGTGCCCTTAGCCAGGAGACCGGCGCGGCCCGTGTCGTAGTCGGACTGGCGTTTGGACTGCGCGTCAGCCTGGGCCTGGAGCGCGTCCTGCTGCGCCTTCTGATCCGCGACCTGCTTCTGGTTGAACGTGTTCTGCTGGTCCGAGATCTGCTTCTGCTGGTTCAGTTGGATGTCGCTCGCGTCCTGCTGCGCCATCAACTGGTATTGCGCCACCGTCGTCGCGCCCCGCTCGACATACTGCGACGGTATCCCCGACTCGGCCCGCACCGTGGTCGGGTGGTCCGTGCCCTGGTAAAGATTGTAGTTCGACATTGGCGGTCCGCTGCTTCCGCCCCCACTGTGCATACACATGATCCCGTCTCCATCCCAAGGCCAGGAAGTCCTCGCCGCCGCGCCCATAGCCGCGTAGCGTGCCCTCGATTTCACCGCCCAGACTCATGATCCATTTGAGGTTCCGGGTGTTCGACGCCATGACCTGGCACTCGGCGCGATGCACCCCCGCGCGCAGCACGGCGGGCATCATCTCATCCAGCACGTAGCGGGTCAGAGGCCGGATGACCCGGCCCCAACGATTGGTCCCGCAACCGCAAAGCATACAAACGCCGGGGCGGATCAGCGTGGCGCCGATCATCGCCACGGGCTCGCCGTCCGCCCAGAATGTTCGCCAAAGGTCGTTGCACGCCAGCACCATGACGTAGTCGGTCAGGGTTTTCGGGTCATCGTCCCAGCGTTGCGCGTAGATTTCCCGCGCGTCATGCTCACGCAGGTTGGCGATGATATGATCCACCGCCGCTCGGGTGACGGGCTCGCGCGTGACCTCGATCATGCGGCAGGACCAGATAGTTGCGGCATCGTTACTTCACACTTCCTTCGTTCATGTTCAGGTGGATCGCCGCGAGCAACGCCGGCCCCGGCGCCTCGTGGATCAGTTCCAGGCCCACGTGGGTCCCGTAGCCGGCGAACGGGATGGACTGAAGCCCGAAGGTATTATCCTGGACGGTCGCGACCAATTCAAACGCATCGGTATTGTTGGGCAACATCCCCATGCTGATCGACCACTGGCCCTGGCACATCACGTCAACGCTCTGGATGCGCTTGCGCGTCGTGGGACCGTCCATTTCCATGTGCGGCGTGCGGACCGTGACCCTGGAACTGTCGTAGGTCTGATTGTCCACGCCGCCGAACAAGTAGAGCGTCTGGTCCGACCCCCGGCAGTAGATCCGGTTGTCGACCGTCGCCCACTCCTGGACCACGAAGCCGGGACTGAACATGCTCCAGGCGGTGATATCGCCAGCGGGAAAGTAGGACAGGACATAGACCTTGTCCGCGATGGCAAGCCAATAGCGCCCGGCGATGGGCTGCACGACGGCCTGCGCCTGACCGGCGGCCCAGGAGTTGACGCGGATCTGTTCGGTCATCAACGGGTCGATGGCTGACCCCACGTCGGAGACCGCCGCCGTGATCGTCACTGTCTGGGACTTGAGCGACCTGATCCCGCTGTCGGACAGAAACAAAATATCGCCGGTCCCGAACTGTAGGACGCTGTGCGGCGCCACCGTGCCGATGCGAATGACCTGTTGCAGCGCGTCCAGGGTCGGGTCGGGGTCAAGGTGCCAAAGCTGGGTCATCAGCCGGGCCAGGATCGCCATCTTGTCGTAGAACACTTCCATGGCGACGCAGGCTTCGCCGTCAGGATCGTTGGTCGCCACGTTGATGAAGCCGGCGCCCGGCGCGGTCACGTTGCTCGGATCGTTCACGGAAGGATTGTTGACGCCCGAGAAACTGAGATACTGCCAGTTGTTCCGATACATCTTGGTCTTGTAGGTGCGCGCGTAGGTGCCCGTGGTCTGCCCGCCGCCGGGGTCATGCAGCACCGCGCCGTTCCACCAGACGGTTTGCTGCCAGTTCGGCGGCCCATTTGTGTAGCCCAGGACATAGAACCCGTTGTCGAAACTCTCGACATCCGTGACCACCACGGGTCCCCCGGCGGGCGGCGCGGCGAGTTCGTGCGGGACAATGACGTGCGGCGCGGTCCCGGGATTGATCGCGCCCAGGCCCACACCGAACACGTGAAGCTGCCCGCCCTGGCCGAAGATGCGCCCCGTGTTCGGCGGCAACGTCGCCACCGGGACAAACGCCGGGCGCTTCTCGATCTCACCGCCCGGCGTCAGCCACGCATTGTCCAGGATACGCAACGAACCGCCCGGCGCCGTCAGCGGCGACTTGCGGACATCCAAACCCTCCTTGAAGTCAGAAATCGAGAAGACTTTGCCCACATCGTCAGCCCGAACCGTAGCCCGGCGGGATGTAATCCAGCCCCACCACACCGGTATCGAACTCGCCCATGGGCGCCCGCGCGTCCCCACCGCCGCCGCCCATGACGAAGGGCTCGCGCTTGTGCGAGTACTGGCGCACACGGTGCCGCCGCATGACCTCGTTCGCCTTGGTCATCTTCAGTTGCGCGTCCTTGGCTTCGTCCCGGGCCAGGATCTCGGCGGCGCAAAACAGCACGATCAGGTGATCCGGCAGGGTCGCCTGATCGCTGTCCTGGATCATGGGCGTGACGGTTTTGGTCCCGCGCATTCTCAGCCGCCCATCGTGGTCGGTGGTCGTCGCGTCAGGGATCGGCCAGACCTCGAACATGCCGCTGTCGGCGTTGTGCATCCAGCGCCTGGGGGGCCAGGACTGATCGCCGGCCTCGCTATCGTAGAGCCGCATCTCGCGGGGACCGATGCCGTAAGTGACGTTCGATATCCACATGTTGGAGTTGGAGATCAGCCAGAGTTTGCTCACGTCCTCGAACGTCAGGTCCACCGGGTATTGATAGTATCTTTGGCCCTGGACCATGTCCGTGTCCCGGTCCACGATCAGTTGCGGCCAGTCATAGTCCCGGTAAAGATCAAGCTGGGTCCTGTTCAGATAGTAGAGCAGCGTGTCCCGGTCATTGATGCCGTGCGCGACGTTGGTGGAGTGCCCGAGTTCCGCGCGCAGATCCGTCAGCATGTCGCGGAGTTGCTTACCCATTGGTCAGGTTCAACCGGGCGGCGCGGGTTGTCCGCGCTGTCAGGTTGCCCTCGGTCTCGCGCCTGAGCGCGCCGCCGGCCACGTCGGGTAAGTGATCCGCTGTCCTGGGCGCGCTGGTCCCGTCGCCCCGGACATTGTCCCGGGCGCGGAAGCTGGCCGCGTCGGGCATCTCGGGTTTGGGCGCCGCCGCGACCACGTCCACCAACCCCAGGGGATCGTCGCCCAGGTCGTCGGCGTCGTGGCCCGCGATCTGGTCGATGCTCACGTCAGGCGGCGGCGGTTCGTCCTTGTAGGTGCTGACCACGCGCGGCATTGAAGCGGGCATGGTAAAGACATCGAGCGGCTTGAGGATCGGGTCCGGGCTGTCGGGACGGGTCGGTCCCGGGACGTGGATCGGCTCCACGCAAATGGGCAGCGAGCCGTCCGCGAGGGGCAACCTGGGACGCGCGCCCGGGAAGACCTCGGCCACGGCCTTGTCGCCATAGGTCAGTTTCAGGCGTTCCAGCACTTCGGCCTGCGTCGCGTCCCACTCGCCAACCACGTGGATGTCCTGGATCGCTTCCTCGCCGTGCAGAAACTGAAGCACGATCAGTTCCGGGAAGACGATGGGCCGGCCTCGGTGCCGGACCACGACCTGTTCGGGGTCGGCGGCGAGCGCCACCGAACAGCGCAGAAGTTGAAAGTTCATGTCAATCTTCCCTTGGTATCGCGAACACGTTCCGGCATGTGCATCCGCGCGTGTTCAGCCTGACTCATGACGATCAGGTTGAAGGCGTCATTATTGGTCGGGTCGCCATCCAGATGATGCACGACCTGTCGGGGCTTAGGCCGGGCGACGACGCGGTGTTCGCGCTCCCACCCGTGTTCGGTCTTGACCGCCACGCCAGGGCAGCCATCCCACTCCCGTCGCGTGCCGATAGGGACGAACCGGGGGTGTGTATCCCCCCGGCGTCCTTTCTTCGCGTGAACCTCTGGTGGTTGTCCGCGTGCCCTGCAAGTCCTGGAGCAGAAGTTACTGGTTGTCAGGCGCGAACGCCTTTCAACCACATAGTCTTTCCCGCATAGTTTGCAGTATAACGGACCAAACGGCATACAGCTTGACTCCTTTCAGGCTATATCGTAGACACCAGAAGCGTTCAGTTGCTGGGCAACCATTTGTCCGGTGTGAGTTAACGACTTGTACATGACGAACGTATTGTAAGGTCTGGCGGGGGTGAACCGGTGATCCCACTCGCCGTCCATTTTCATCAGGTAGATGTGCCTCGGGTCCCACCAGTAGAGGCGCTTGGTGAAGCCCAGGTCGTCCAGCGTCGGGTCGTACTCGATCATGGTCCCGCCGGGGAGTTTAAGCTGCCCCATCGAGCCATCTTGCGTGCCGGTGAAGCCCGTCATGCTGTAGTTGCCGTTGGCGCGGAACTCGATTTCCATGGCCGAAATGAAGGCGCTGCCGGCCAGGGCCTTGGAGGGCTTGCCGCCATACCGGATCAACTGGCGGTATTCCTGCTGCAAGAACTCGATCAGCGCGCCGCCGTTGGTGGGCGACGAAGTCACCGGTCCCCGGCCCCCGGCGGCGCCGAACGCCGTCGTGGCGGCGCGGTTGCGCCACCATGTATTTGTGCGCGCGAGGCCCCCGGTGGTGCCCACGGCGGGGCTGTCCAGGATGATGCTCTGCATCCCGGCCAGCGCCTTGGCGTCGGCGGTCCCGTCGCCCCACAGCAGGGTGTTCATGTTGCGCGCATACTGTTCGCCAAAGTCCTCCAGCTTGTCCTGAAGCAGGTTGACCAAAACCGTCACTTCGCGGTCGGAATGATTGCTCATGTCCGAACCGTTGCCAGCGTCGTCGGTGATCGAGATGCCGTCGATCTTCAGTTCGGTGTGCGTCAGCGTGAGACCGATGTGATGCTCGCGCCACGGGAAGTTCACCCGCTTGATATTGGCCGGCGTGTAGAAGTTCACCGTGTCATTGTGGGTGTAGCCCACGACATGATCGTTGGTGCCGCCCGCGCCGTAATCGCCCTTCACGGCCAGGGAAATATTACCCTTGCCACCCGGGAACGACTTGCTTGACCCTTCGGCCCACTTCAGCAGCGGCTTGGCCTGGATCGACTGTTTAAACGTGTCTCCTTTGTTGTAGTAAAAGTCCAACGCGGCATTTGCGATGTTAGCTAGTTCACCGGCTGTGAAAGCCATTTACGTGGTCCCTGGGGGATCACGACGCGCGCCTCATGTTCGACATGGCGAGAAGGACGGCGTCCTTCATGTTCGTCGGCTCGGGCATCGCGCCGTGGGATGTGCCGTTGATGCCGGACGGCGCCGCGCGGGTCGGTCGCGGCGGGGGTCTTACCCGCGCGAACTGCTGCGTGGCGTCGCGATACGCGTCCTGAACAAGCGCCACCGCCTGGGCGGGCGTGGTCGGCGCGCCCCTCTCTTGCAGCAGGGCCTGACTGAAACGCTGTACGGCAACGGCTTTCAGGGAGTAGTCGGGGTCCCTCGTTCGGATGTCGTTTTCCCAGTTCGTCACGGCCATGCGGACGGCTTCGAGCGCGCGGCCCTGGTCTTCCTGGGCGCGGGAGGTTGTTTCGGCGCGCAACCGTTCCTCGCTTTGATTGGCTCGGAAGCGGGTTCGCGTGACCTCTCGCGCGGTTTCCTCGGTGATGAGCCCTTCGTCCACCTGTCGCTGCATATCCGGCGCGAGACGCAGACCGATGGCTTCCTGCGCGGCCTGCACATAGGGCGTGACGCCGTTGAGGAAAGCCTGATAGTCGCCTCGCCGCAGCGCGGCGCCCACCCCCAGCAGCATGTTCACGTCGTCGGGGGCAAGCTGGTGTTGCTGAAGATAACCCTGCAACTGGCGGTGTTGCTCGATCTCAGGCGTCAACGCGTTCAGGGTCGTGCGGGCCTCATCCCGTTGCGCCAGTAGCTGTTCAAACCGCCGTCGTGTCTCCGGGCGTAGCTTGCGGAGTTCGTCGGCGGTCGGGTCAGCGGCTGGTGTCGGCGGTGTATCATCCGGTTTTGGGTCCCCGGTTTCTCCCGGGGCGGTCCCAGCCGTGTCTGGTGTCGGCCCTTGTGTCGCGGCTGTCTCGGGGACAGCGGGCGTTTCCTGGGTCTTGACTACCGCTCGAACCGCCTCAAGCAGTCCTTGCCGGTCAGACAGTGGGGTGTCGCCTGACGAGGGCGCGTCTTTCGCGTCCGTGGTTTGGTCGCCTGACGAGGGCGTGGTTTCTGTCGTGGTTTCAGGCGCGGGGGACGGGTCCGCGAAGCCGGCGTCGGTATCGGTCAGTGTCGTGTTGGTGTCGTTTTCCGCCACTGGTGCGATCCTGGCTGAAACCAGGATCGCTTATGGGCCGTGTTTCGTTTGGCTGTCCAGTGGGTTGGGTCAGAAAACCAACACGGAACCCAAATATCAGCGCGGGATAGTGGCCAACACCGCCTCGATTTCATCCCATAAACGCAAGTCTTTCTCGACAAGTTCCTCGGGAAGGTGGCCGTCCGCGTTGTCCTCCAAAAGCGCCTTCCGGCTCTCCTGGGGAATGTCTCTCAGTTCACGGATCGTCTGCCGGGAGAAACCGTGTCGCCGTTTCTTCAATCGTCGCAGGATCTCACCGTAAATCTGTTGAGTCTGCCACAAGTCCTTTTCCGTCAACGGCCCGGCATCGTCGTCTGGTATGTCATTCAGCGTAACATTTACTTTCGCCATGCTCGCCTCACCGTTCAGGGGGTGTAGCGCCGATAGTTGACCCTGGAATAGGCCGGCGCCAGAACGGAAACGCCCGCCAGGATGATCTGACGGGCGCAACCGAAGGAGTAAGTGCGATGCACCGCACAAAACTCCTGCCTCGGATAATCGTGCGTATCACGATCACGGTCAAGATCGTGATGACGATAATCCGAAGGTAGGGTCAAGGGCCAGCCCAGAATACCGGGCTGGCCCGGCCCTCGGCGGTTCAGCCAGAGAATACGCGCAAAACCACCCAGGCCCCCAACACGACCCACATGAACAGGGCCGCGCGGATCACGGCGTCGGCATCCCCTGGGACGACGATTTCATGCGCGGCATGGCGCCGCCGGTCCCGGGACGATTGCCATTTCGCCCGAACACCTGCATGGGCGGGACCCTCGGTCCCAGCGGTCCCTGGGTCCCGGGACCACCCGTCGCATTAGTCATGCCCTGGGGACCCTGAGCGTTCGGATCTTCGTCGGGCGCGCCGGGCCTGGGCGGTCCCTTGCCGGCGCTGTCGGGGGGACCCTCGCCGCCGGGACCGCCCGGGACGCCGGGCGGCTGGGACATGATCTGGTTCAGCGCCTCGATGGAGGGCACGCCCTCGGCGAAGGCATCAGTCAGGTCGATGTCAGCCCCCATGCGCGCGATCAGTTGCCGGGCCATCCACTCGGGGGAAATCCCAGGGATGCGCTGAAGGATGGGCAGCAGTTGGGTCATATTTTGGATGTCCTGCTGCTTGTCGGGACCATTGTCGGCGGTGGCCTCGACCTCCAGGAAGACGTTCTTGGCGACGGTCTCGCGGTCGATTTCGGGCCACACGGCGCCGGGACCGACGATTTCCTTGACGATCTGCGCGGACACGTTGAGCAACAGGAGTTCGCCCCCGGCGCGTGCCAGATCGGTGAGCAGGTCGTTCATATCGTCGATAATCGAAGACGTATCGGTGTGCTGGGCGAACTGCGCGACGGATACCTCGGTGGCGGTGGCGCCGGACGTGGTCCCCTGGTCGGCCTGATCGGAGCCCAGGACACGCAACAGGTCCTCATAGGTGGGCGCGGTGTCGTAGACCGCCGGATCAATCGGCGGCATCTTCAGCACCTGAAGCACGTCATCAACCTTCTGTCCCGGGGCGAGGGCGTTCAACTCCAGGAGCGCGTTCGCCGGGTGGGTTTTAAGTTTATCCTTGTCCACTTCCTCCAGAATACCAGCCGCCACCACGGTCTTTGGGCGGTTGGCGCGGCGGTGTTCACGCAGTCCCTGCCGCGCGCGGTTCAGTTCAAGCTGCATGTCCCGGAGAAGATCAATGTCGGACTGCGGGAACAGCACGGTCTCGTCGTAGCCCTCGTTCAATACGAAAGCGAACCAGGGATAGAACCGCTCGATTTCAGCGTCCGGCGCGCTGGGCTCCTGGAGAAAGTCCTGGTAGCCGTCGCACACCACGTAAACGAGCCCATCCTTGCGGTGGTAGATTTCCCAGACACAGGCGTCGCCGCCCGCCGAGTCGCCGTCGTCCCTGCCGCCGGCCTCGTAGTGGCGGACCGGCATCACGTCGGTCGCGTTGCCGTCCACGTCGTAGGCGGCGTAACCCTTGCCAACGTCCACGCCGTAGACTTCCTGGATCTGATCCGGCGTCAGGATATACTGCTGCGCCACCCAGTCGCTGCCCAGGAAACCCTTCAGCGTGCGGCACTTCTTGTCCGGGATGATCGCCGTGCTATCGGGGTAATCGAAACTCAGGCCCTCGCGGACGATCAACTGGCCCTCCTGGGTGAGCCCCTGGATGGCCAGTTTCAGGCTCTCGGCGTCGGCGCTGTCGTGTTCGATCTCACCGTCAGCAAGGTCCTGGGACAGCCGCTCGATGTTGGCGAGGCGTTCGCTCATGTCGGCTATCCTGGCCTCGATGGCGGGGCTCATCTTCATGGCGCGCTGAAAGCCCAGCTTCACGTAGCCGACCGAAGTAATGATGCTGCGCCGCACGGTCATCTTCATCATTGACTTGAAAGAATGGACCTGTTCTTCCACGTTGTAGTCGTAGAGGATCTTCAACGTTTTGGCCAAACGGTCCATCAACTGGTCATATTGCTTGACCTGGGCGGCGTCCTGGATCGTCGCCATGATATTGGGCGGCGGCGGCATACCCGTTTGCGCGGCGACCTGCATCGCCTGCTGAGCCTGTTGCAGCGCCTGCTCGGAGCCGTCCCAGGTCTGCGCCATGATCTTCTCGCGGCGCTTCGCCGTGATCGTCGGGTTGTTCGGGTAGAGTTCCGCCGTGCGCTTCAGGACGTGTCTCAGGGCGATGTTCGCCACATAGCGTTCATCCCGCTCGCTGTCCCGGCGGCGTCGGCGGCGCCGTCTGGTTTCGGTCTCCCACTGGTCGCCGTTGACGAAGTTCATGTTCGCCCGCATCCGGTCGAAGCTGGGCTTCCAGTGTGTGCGGGCTTCGCGCACGCGGGTCTGCCAGCGTTTGACCAGCGCCCGGCGCGCTTCGGGCGGCTCGGGCGGGTCCCGGGAGATGAGTTTGGCGTTCGGGTTGGTGTCGGTGATGGGCGGCGTGAGCATGTCGGGACCGCCCTGGAAGGTCCCGGGACCGGGCATTCCCATTGATCCCGGGGGCGGCGGCGCGCCCATCATGCCAGCGCCGGGCAGAACCGGGGGCGGTCCCGGTCCCATCATCCCGGGCATGGGCGCCATTCCAGGTCCCATGCCCGGGACCGGGGCTTGTGGCAAACCCGGGGGTCGGCCTGGGTTAGGGGGGAAACCGCTCCCGGACATCGCCTACCACCCTCCCGCGCCGAAGCCCTGACGCACGGACCGCTCGGCCAGATCGCGTTCATTTTTCAGCCAGCCGAACGTGCCCTCGGCGTTGTCGTCGGTCTTCGTCCGCGTACGGCCCGCGCCGATCTGCAAGGTGAGCCCCAGGCCCACGTAGGACAGGGTGTCAACAAAATCGTCGTGCGCGTCGTAGGGGAACTTCAGCATCTGGTCCCGTGCCGCCGGCCACCACGGCGCCCGCTCGGGGAAGCGAACTTTACCCATGCTCATGCGGCCCTGGATGGACTGCGCGCGGGTCTGCTTGTCGGCTATCGGCTGCATCTCGATGATCGAACAGAACGTCTTGGTCTCCAGCATTCGCTTGCGCAGGAACGGCCCGATTGACTTTGAAATCATGGATCGTTCCGCCCACCAGAACACCGGCTTGTGGGCGCGCATCATGCGCAGCATGGCCTCAACCGCTTGTTCGGCGGTCATCTGCCGCCAAAGCAGGTCAGCCAGTATCCAGATATTATCATCCTCATCCACGCCGACGCACATGAGACACGTCTTATCGCTGTCCTGCTTCATGCTCACCGCATGGTCGGAAGCGGCGTAGACCCTGAGACTGGTGGGCAACTCGGCGGGGCGATAGGTCTGTATCCACTTGGACGAAAAGAACGTGCCCCCGGCTGGGCTGGGCCTGCCCTGGTAGAGCGCGGAAAAGCCCCGCGCGTCCCGGCGTTGCAAACCCAGGAGGAAGTTGCGCCCGAACCGTCCCGGCCACAGCGGATCGCCCTCGGCCCTTTTCAAGGGGTCCTTGTGCTGGTCCACGGCGAGGGCGGGCATGTCGATGATGCGCCACTCGGCGGCTTCCTCGGGGTCGTAGTATGAGTTCGTCGGGTCGGTGAGGCGCCCGACAAGATCATCCTGGTGCCATCTCGTATTCGAAACAACTAGCTTATCCGCGATGAAGTTCCCGGTGCGGCTGACCTGAATGTCAAAGACATCTTCAATCCCGGTTTCCCGTATTTCAGTTATGGGATCGGAGGTAAGCGGCGGCGGCGTCGAGTTCGTCGGCTGTTTTCGACCGGCTGACGAGCCAGTTACAGGTATTACAGAGCAATCCCCGGATCTTCCCTGTCCCGTAACAGTGGTCCACGCAAAGGGTACGGGACCAATGCCGGGGGGATTTGACGCCGGGAGGGGTCTTGCAAATGGCGCAGACACCACCCTGACGGTCGAACAGAGCGTCATAATCAGGCTGAGTAATGCCGTAGCGATGCTTGAGATGCGCGCGGCGGTTGTTGCCGTGGATGACTGAAGGCGGGCGAAAACCCTCGGTCCACCGCTTCTTGTTGTAGTGGGACATACAGAGCCCCTGGCACTTCGCGGGCAGACTGCATCCATCCGCCCCGCAGAGCGTTCCACTCCACTTACCCCAGTGACCCGGAGGATTTTGTCGCCCTTTCTGAGCGTATCCGTTCGCCGCCATTCCAGCACCCCGTCAACATCCACGAGAAACGGATGCCTCGCGTTCGCCTTGACGACACTACCGGATTTCGTCCTTATTGTGAAGACTTTATCAGGACCTTGGTTGATCCAGTTCAACACGGTTTCAGCCGTGAGACCTCCCACGCCCCGGTCATAACTCATCACCGGGTCACCGGGGCGGATATCCCGCAGCGGCTTTTCCGTGCGGTCGGCCAGGAGGACCGGTGTGTCACCCGTCATGCACTGGATCAGCAAAATCCTACCGGTCTCGTCCATCAACCGACTGGCGATGACTTGCGTAAACCAGGTCCATAGAGTATCTCTGATCGTCGGGCTATCCGCTTCATGCCGATCTTTGAGCGGATCATCAATGATAAGACAATCTCCGCCGCGCCCAGTAGTAGTCCCGCCTCGACCTACAAATGCAAGTATTCCCCCTTGTCTGGTCTGCAACCTGTCGGACGCCAAACTGTCCTGCTTGAGGACCACGTCAGGAAATACCTGGGCATAACCGGGCGTGAGCATCGTGTCCCGCACCGCCCGGCCTATGTCCTGACCAAACTTTTCGTTATATGTTCCGAATATAAGCGACTTCTGCGGGTTACGCCCGACAAACCAAGCGGGAAACTTCTTAGACGCCAACTCAGTCTTTCCGTGACGAGGAGGCAACGAAATAATAAGCCGCCTTATCGTGCCCTTTTCCAGTTCCTCCAGTCCCACGCACATGATTTTGTGGAACCGCTGGGCGTCGTAGCGCGAGAAATCCGGGTCCTGGGTGTAGCCCGGGACAGGCATCATCAGGCGGGTGAACGCCAGCAGATCGTCGCGCGCGTCCTTCACGGCGATCAGCCGTTTTAATACCAGTTCATAGCGGGCCTCATCCGGGGTCACTTCGCCAAAGCCTCCCGGGCGATCTTCCCCATACCCTCGCTGACGTGACGCATGATATCCGCCGAAATACGGTCCAACGTCATACCGTTCGCCGTCAGAACCTCATGCACCCGCGCGTAGTGATCGCGGTCCGGTTTCGGGAACACCGCGAAGGGGTAGGCTTCGCTCCACTCAACGATGCGCCGCAAGGCTTCTTCCAGCCGCTCGATACGGTCTTCCGGGGTCATCAGTCCTTGATACCGAGTTTGGCGTCCCGGGCCGCGTCCCCGGGCGAGCCTTCCGGCGCGGCGCCGGGTTGGGCTTCCATGGCCGCGTCCTTCGCCATGGCGCGCTTCATCGCGGCCTTTTTGCGCCCGGCCATCTGGCCCCTGACGTAAGCCTGCATGTTCTGGTTCTCGACGCTTGCCATGTCAGGTCAGCGTGAACGCGGCGGTCGTGACCGGCGCACCATAGGGGGTTGTCGCCGTCGCCGTGGCGGTGCCGGCGACCAGGGTTCCCCCCGGAAACGTGGCCGTCCAGGCACCGGTCGTGGCGTTGGCGTTGACGGTTTGGGTGCCCTTCACGGTCGCGCTTTGGGTTAGCGTCACCGTCACCGGGACCGGAGGATCAATGCTCGTGTCCACCAGGACCGTCCCGGACACGGTCAACGGCGCCGACGCCGCCTGTCCCGGGACCACCGGGACCGTCAGGGTCTGCGCGCCGCCCGTGGCGATGTAATCCCGCCACGCCTGTTTAAGGTAAAGGAACACACTCGCCGGATGCGGCGCCGCTGTCAGGGTCATTTATGGTTCTCCCCGCGCCGATGGCGACCGTGACTGGCCTCGCGCGCGGCGATTTCCGCCGCCGTGACGATGTTGGAGGGCGGCGCCACAGTGGTCCCGGCGGCGTTGGTGGCACTGACGACACAGACGAACGCGAGGCCAACGTCGGTTTCGATCAACGCGTAGGTCGCCGTGCCGTCGCCCACGTCAACGCCCTCCGCCTGCCATTGGTACGCGTACGTCGTGGGCTCGCCTTCCCAGTTCCCCATCGTGCATGTCAGTTGGGCGCCAGCCTGTTCGACGTAAGGCACGTCCACGTTGACCGGCGGCGCCGTGGCGGGCGCGCCTTCGCCCGACGTGGGCGGGTTCAGATCCCCGGGCGTGAGTTCACTGGTGGGTGGATCGCGCGGGTCCGGGGATTTGGCGAACCCGTCCAGGTAATCCTGGACCTGGGGGTCCGGGGTTTCCTCTTTGGGGACCGGCGGCGGGGCGTCAGCGTGTCCCATGGGAACCTCATAGGGCGGGTTGTTCACCGGGGTTTCAGACATCGTCGAACTCCTTTCAGCGCACACGCGGGATACCGGGACCCGCACAGGTCAGCAGGTCATATACAAACCAAATCAAAACGATCAGGACGAAAGCGATCAACACGATGTTCAGGACCCGCATCACGATGGTCCCGGCGATGCCCAGCCAGTTCAGCACCGTGGGCAGGATCAGCCTGACGATGGCGACGACGGCGCACACCACGACCAGCCAGATCAGGAAGTTCACGAACCAGACGGCGCTAAAGCACATGTTTCAGCCCTCCACCCGCGCGCTCATGGCCGACGCTCCACGGCTTTAAGACGTTCGTCCACGCGCCCCAGGCCCTCCTTGAGCGTCGCGTCGGTCCCATCCAGTTGACGGCGGATGTCGCTAACGACCGTCCGGTTCGACTCCATGGTGGCGCGCATGGTGTTCACGTCAGCGCGCAACACATCCACGCGCGTTTCGAGGTGGTGGACGGACGTGAGCCACGCCGTCGCGGCCACGATGCCGCCCACGACGGTCCCGGCGAGCGCCACCAGCGCCGCCGCGACGCCCAGGTTCGTCCTGATCCAACCGGCGACCGTCTCGGCCATGTCATCATCCGGCGGTCAAACCGTTCGGGCGGCTGACCGCGCCGTAATCGTCCGGCGCGAGCATGGGTTCCTGGGCGGCCCCCGTTCGCCGTCGCATCTCGGCCATCTGGAACTGCCGCTGGATTTCACCGATCAGCGGCGCGACCTCGTTGAACGGCTGGCGCGCCAGCATGACCAGGATTTGCTCCCATTGCTGGCGTGGAAATTGAATGGGGATGGTCTGTTCGTTGAAACCGCTCATGCGACCCTCACTTGTACGACGCTGCCGTTGCGGTAAAGGCCGCCCACCGGCACGCCGCCGGTCGCCGCCGCCGCGTCGTTGGCATACGATGCGCTGGTCTGAAGCGTTGCCATCAGGATGGCGCCGGTCGAACGGGTAATACTAAACGGAGCATCTATCGTGTTCCCGGCGTCATTGCTCCGGTAGATGTAAAAGTTACCACCCGCGTTGCCGGAACTCTCCCCGCCACTCACCAGAATATCGAACCGAGGCACGCCCAGCGTCGTGTATCTTACCGATCTGGTGAGATTATGTGGCCCATCCAGGCCCCACACCGTATTGGCTGTCGTGGTGCCATAGCCAAGAACGCCGCCCTGATAATACAGCCGCAGCATTCGCACCATGTTGGCGTCATCGCCGGTATCGTTCCCTTGGTTCGCGATATAAGTGTCCAGATAGGGATTGCCCCATGACGTGGTCACGAACCCGGCTCGCAGCGATGCCGCGATGCGCGGTGCGGTATCAGTGCCGACTGGGAAGGCACCCATAAGCCGTAATTTGCCCTCTTTCGCATTAATCGATGTGGGACTGAGCGTAAGCTGCGCTGTGGTCGGTGTGTCGGCTTCCGTGAAGAAGCTGGCACCGTTGGTGTACGTAACCGTGGACGGCCCGCGGTTTTCGTAACGGCCCAATGGCCCGATCCCCTGAAGCAACCAGCCGTTGAATTCCACGTTGACGATGGCGTTCATCGCGTTGTCGGTCAGAACGAAGCCAGCCGCGCCGGGTGTCGGCGGAATGACAAACACACTGTCGCTCACCCGCACGGAACCGGCGGTCTGTATCAGATAAGCGACGGCACGCGCGGTCGAGCTATCAAAGCGCATCTGTTTGATATCAAGGTTGCCGCCAGTTACCCGGATCATGGCGTTGACCCCCGTTACGCCATCCCACATGTAACCGCTGTTTATCGTCAGCGTCCCGTTCGATAGCGTGACGGACGGATTACCCTGCGCCAGAGACAAAAGGCACGACGCGATATCGACGGTGCAACCGCCATCGATCACGAGCGGTATGCCAACGCCGTCGTTCCCTCCCGTGCTGTAGAAGTTACCTAACTGTAGCCAACCTCCGCCGCCGGCATGAATGTTCAGGTTGGAGTTGCTGCCGTCCATGCTCAACCGGTTAATGGCACCCCAGGACCACGATGCGGTCACGTTGAGGATACCGCACCACGACTGGAACGTATCGCAAACAAAGTCGTCGCATCTGCCAATGTTGGCGGCGACGGTTTGCCCGTCATAGTAAACGCCGAACATGGCCGGGGAGTTGTCGAACCCCCAGCCCCATAGCATGAAACGCTCCATCTTTGGGAAGTTGTAGCACTGGTCTATATCCAGCCCGATATTCAGGCAGCCGACGAAGTATTGCCCGATATCGAAGGTCGAGCCTCGGATATAAACGCCGTTCCACGCGCCGCCGATCAGGACGTGGTCGATACGCACGGTTTCGGAAACCGCGTAGATCGCCCATGGATACTGTATCGCGGCGGCGGCTGGCGATAGTGTCGGGTTGGTGGACAAGGCCACGGCCTGGGAGCGGTTACACGCGAACGACACCGTCTCCCCGGCGTTCACCGTGCCGACATGCGGCTGAGACAAGGTGATGACGTTGCCCGCGATACTGACGACCTTCGGCATCAATGACTGGAATTGCATTGAGTTAGGATTGGGAATGTTCCGACAGTAAAATCCCGTCAGGATACCCGCCGTGTTCGCCACCGTGATGGTGGTCGTTCCGCCCGCCGATGCCGCTGTCGTCGTGGTTGTCAGGTCTGGCGGTTGCTCAAACTGAATACGCAAATCGTGTATCGCTGGTTGCGCGTAGTTCTTGTTGCCCGACACCGTGACGATGACGCCGGGAGCTGAGCGGGAAAACGCCGGACCCACAAGCAGGACGGTTGACCAGCCATCGCCAAACAGGCTTTGCGCGTGGTTCTGGTCGCCGACGGGCAGGGGTTGGTTGATCCGATAAGTCCCGGCGGGCGCGTAAACATCGGCGGGTATGCCATTCCGTCTTACCGCCAGTGCTTGCGTGAAGGCCGCGCTGCTGTCCGCCACGCCGGTCGGATCGGCGCCGAAGTCCAGCACGTTCGCCACGTCCCCGGCCCGGTCCTGCGCCGAACGCGCCACGGTGCCCCCGGTGGCCGTATAGTTGAGCGGACCGGTCATGGAACCACCCGTCAGCGGCAGATACGTCCCGCTGGCGATCCCGGCCCCGGTGTCGATCACCAGTTGCTGGCCCGCCGGGTCCACCGACAACGGCACGCCCGCCCATATCTTGCCTGGGGCCACCGACGTGTCCCAGTAGAATTGCTGTGGGAGCAAAGACTTAGCCGGGGGTGGCGCGCTCATGGCATGGCTCCGTCTTCGGCGCGCCAGCCCGGCGGCGGCGTCATTATCGCGTCGATCCGCGCACTGAGTTCCTTCACCGCGTTCACCAGGGCGGCGATGATCGTGTCGGTCGTGATCCCCAGGATCGGGTCGTCGCTGGCGCGCGACCCGGGACCGTCTTTCGCCGCCGTGCCGACCGCGATCACGGCTTCCGGCAGGACCGACGCCAGTTGCTGGGCCGAGAAGCCAATTTCCTCCCGTTCCCGGTCCTTTCGCCGGAACCGGATCGGCTTAATCTCCAGGACCGCCGCGAGCCCCACGGTGGCGGGCTCGATATGGGTCTTGATCCGTTCGTCGGATGTGTTGACGTAACCGCCGTTGCCATACCAAGGGCCAAGCCAGTTGATACCGCGATAGTTCGGCGGCGTCGGGTCAACGTCGAACTCGATGAAAGACCCGACGCTGTAGGCGTTCCATATCAGGCTGCCGGTCGGGGCATCCCAGGTCCACGACCAGCTATTGGCGAAGGCATAAACCCGCTGGTTGCCCGACTGATACATCTGCTGCGTGCCGTCACCGATCTGCGAGGCGGTGCCGGCGCGCACGTAATTACAATACAGCGTGGCCGTCGTGATATCGCCGGTCGTGGACAGGCTGCCGGCGCTCAGTGCCCCGGTAACAGTCGCGCTGCCAGCGCTCAGTGCCCCGGTAACAGTCGCGCTGCCGGCGCTCAGTGCCCCGGTAACAGTCGCGCTGCCGTTGGTGGAAAGGCTGGCGCCCCCCACGTTGCCGTGCGCGCCGATGTTGCCCGCTCCGTCGATGACGAACAGAGCGGTATTATCGCTGCCGCGGATGTATTGCATCGCGCCGTTAGAGCGCGTGTATTGCCAGCGCCAGTTGGCGCCGTCCTGATACAAATAAGTGTAGCTGGCGTCTGATACGAACGTCGCGCGGGATAAGTTGAGAGTAACCACGCCGTTGGAATAGACGTTACCGCCCTCGAAATTACCATTGACAAACAGCGCGCCCGTGACAGTGCCCCCGGCGAGCGGCAAATACCCGCCGGCTTTGGTATCGACATACTGCCGTGTCGCCGCGCCCAGAGGCACGGTCGGGTCCGCCGCCAGGACCAGAGGTCCGGTCAGCGTGTCACCGCCCACATTCACCCAGCGGGTGTCGCCCTGGGCCGTAGTCAGGAAATTGGCGTCAAGCCATTGTTTCGGCACGGCATGAAGCGGCGCGGTCGGGTTCGCGCTGAGCGTCAGAAAACCGGTCATCACGCCCCCGGCCAAGGGCAGTTTCGTGTCGGCGTATTGCCTTGTCGCCGCGCCCAAAGGCGCCACGGGGTCCGCCGCCAGGACCAGAGGTCCCGTCAGGGTTCCCCCGGCGAACGTCAGGTATTTCCCGTCAGCGTATTGCCTCGTCACGGGCTGCAAAGGCCCCGCCGGGTCCGCCGCCAGGGTAATGGCGCCGGTCATGGTCCCGCCGACCAGGGGCAGATAGACATTCGCCGCGACAGACGCGCCCTCGACCTGGATCTGCACGATGTCCCCCGCCGCGCGCGGCTGGGCGAAGGTCACGGTGTTCGTGGTCCCGGCGAAGTCGGTCACCGGGGTCCGGGCGAGGCCGTTGGCGTAGACCATCAAGGTTTGCTGCGGTCCCGGCGCGTACGCCAGCACCTGGCCGTCACGGTCGGCGCCCGTGAAAACCGTCTGCCCGGCGACGGCGACGTACGTATAATGATAGACGACGGCCAGAGGCGGGATCGTCAGCAGCAGGCTCTCCATCTCGGAGAGGGTTTCCGCCGCCCGGTTCGCCCACCAGCGGGACGACCAGTGGTCCCCGGTAACCGCCTGAACCGCCAGGATATTTGGCGGGATCGTGTCCGGCATGTGTTCGGCCCAGGCCATGCCCACGTCGGCATACGCCTGGGCGACGGCTTCGCTGCCGTCGGCGTGGTTCGCCGAGGTAATGGCGCTCGACGCGCTGGCCGAAGCGGCGTTCGCGCTGCCCTGAGCCGAAGTCGCCGCGCCCTGGGCCGTCGTGGCCGATGCCTGGGCGTTCGTCGCGGCCTGCCCGGCGGCGGTTGAACTGCCTGAAGCCAGAGACGAGTAAGTCAACGCCGCGTTGGCCGAACCCAGCGCCTGAGTAGCATAACTCCCAGCCTGATCTACCAGGGGTTGCACCTGCTCGACGGCATCGTTGGCGATAAAGTCGAACAGTCCCGGCACAAGCTGGGGTTCTCCGACTATCCCGGTACGAAGCGTGCCATCCGTGTTGAGCGAAGTCCCAACCCAATCAAGGGTTTGGCTCTGGGTGGCGTTACCACGGTCGAACTCGGCGTCGAGCCGATCCCCTGGCGGCGGGGCGGTCGGGTTGTTCACCTGCCAGTTGGTGAACGAGTACTGCCGTACGGGGGGAACGGGCTCCGGGGCCACGAGTTTGCCGGGTACAGGGCCGTCAGGCATACGCTGTGTCCCCCGAGTTGGGTGCGTGTTTCGCCTGTAGGCGCTTTGTTTGCCCAACACCAGCCCTTATGCGACGGGCGCTCAACGCGAGGTTGAGAGCACGCCCGGCACGCTCGCGTTTCGCGATCAGCCCACGGCACCCCAAAATCGTTCGCTCAGCAGCACTATCAACCCAGCGTAACCAGCGCGAGACCGAAACGAAAGTCCCAGCGATTTCAACTAGCTGTGCAAACCAGTGAGAGGAAAATGCGATCCGGGCGCGGACCCCCCGGGGGGCGGACGGCCCGGGGCCGGGACGCGCCAGGACCGCGCCACGGTTCGGCATGAACTGGGACGGTCCCTGTCTTATCAAAGGGTTACGTGTCCCGAGTGCTGAAATATCGGCACCGTTACGCCTTACGCCACCCGGGACCTGAGCCGGGACAGCTCCTGAGCCAGCTCCTCACGTGTCAGCTCGTCAATGGGTGTCTCGCCGGTCCTGTCGGGCTTCGCCTGATGCCTACCTAATAAACCCTGGATTTCCGCCAATGTTCGCGCTGCCGAAGCTCTTGCCTGCGCTCCAGCGTTAGGATCGTTAGCCAGTTTTGTCAGTATGGCTGCCACAGACACAGTATGTCCCGGGACCCTGTCAACGGAGCTTGTCCCGGGTATCCCGCGTGTCCCGTTGGTCCCGCGTTGTCCTGTCCCGGCTGTCCCGGCTGTCCCGCGTGATTTCGTCATAGGTTGGCCACCGCTTCCCGCGCCGCGCGCCAAACCCTCGCCCACGCCAGGGGTTCACTGTCCCGGCTGTCCCACGCCAGGACAAGCGCCAGGCGCAATGGCTCCCGCTTCGCCCATGCGATGGGCGCCATGTCCCGCCATCCTGGCGTGGCCATGAGTTCCACTGGCAAGAGGCCACGTCTGTGCATTTGAGCCAGGACACGCCGCGCCATGCGTCCCGGCGTGTCCTGGCGCCGCCGCGTGTCGTGTATCCGGCAAAGCGCGATACCGCGCATGGCCGCTTGTCGGCAGCGAACGCATCGCCGGATAGCCGGCGACGCGATGGACACGCGATGCTTGTCCAATGCGGCGAGGCTATTGGGATGGCCGCGCCATCCCCCAAGGTTCGGGTGTCTCACCGTGTTGGGCTCGCTCATGGCGCGAGTGTGCTGGTCCTGAAGAAAAACACAAGCGGGACCATGTTTGTTGTTGTGTTTCGCTTGCGTGGCGCTATGTGTGCGTTTCGCCTTGCCTTGACTGTCCTGCACCCCAACGAAACACCCCAACGGAAAGCACACCCCATACAATGACAACCGCTACACCTAGCGCCGTTTGGCGTACCGCCATGCGCGCCGCGTTGCGCGACCGGCTCGCCAATGCCGCGCCCGATGATATCGACGCGCAAGCCGCGCGCCTGAACCTCAACGGGCGGCTTATCAATAACCTCACGAAAGCCGATTTACGCGGCTTGCTGCGCATCGCCGGCATTGATCCGATGATGCTGCACCCCTCGCACACACCCGGAGAAGCGCCGATGGCCGAAGGTGCGATAACCGATACCGATGATGACGACCGGGACCTGATGACGCCGCCGGCTGATACCGACGCCGCCGCGCCCGCATCGGTCCCGGCTGATAATGATGACGACGCCGCCGCCATTGAAGCGACGGTCCAGGCCGTTCGCGCCGATATCATGGGCGGAGGCTTCGCCGCTCTTGACCAACGGCTCCGGGACCTCGTCGTGGCCGCGCGCAAGCCGGCGGTCATCAAGACGGTCACAAAGACCGTAACCGTTGAAGTCGAACGCGACCAGGACACGACAACGCCGCGCGCCGCGCCCACGGATGCCACCGTGACATGGCGTAAGGCGTTTGGCGTGCGCGGTGCTCTTGGAAACGAAACAGCAACGGTATGGGATGGCGCGCACCCGGACACGCCGTGCGTCAATGATCGTTACGTGTGGCCGGCGGAAACCGCGATCGCGCTCACAGAGATCCGGCGCGGTCACAATGTCATGCTTTTTGGTCCCAAGGGCACGGGCAAGACGGAGTTCGCGCAGCAAGTCGCCGCGCGGCTTGGGCGTCCCTTCGTGCTGGTTTCCTGTGATGCCAGCACGGACGCCGCCACGCTGGTGGGCATGACCGTGCCGGCCCGGGACGGTAAAGGCGTGTCGTTTCAACCGGGACAACTCGTGCGCGCCATCCAAACCCCTGGCGCGGTCATTTGCATTGACGAACCCTCAATCGCACGCCCGGGCGCGTTGTTCGCGTTGCAGAATGTTTTGACCGCCAATCGCAGCCTTTACGTCCAGGAAACGGGACAGAAGGTGAAGGTCGCCCCTGGCGTGATTTTCTTCGCCACCGATAACACAAGCGGCATGGGCGGGGGTTCCAGGGTCGGCTACCACGGGACACAGGCGCTCAACGCCGCGACCCTGGACCGTTTCGGGGTTAGGATCAAACTAGGCTGGCACGCGCCAGACGTTGAGGCGGGGATTATCGTTTCGTATGTCCCTGGCTGCACGATTGAACTGGCCAACCTCTTGGTGCAGGCTGCGACCACGACCCGCGCGGCGGCTGATAGTCAGGTTCTCACCGAGGGACTTGGTTTGCGCCGGTTGTTCGCGTGGGCGGGACTGCTTGCTGATGGCCATGATCCTGAAATCGCGTTCCGTTGCGCCGTGCAAAACTGTGTCCCGGACGGCGAACAAGAAGCGTTGCGGCAACAGTGCTTGCTTGCCGTGGACAAGAACACTGTTCGCGCCGCGTTGAACCCGACCGCGCCGGTCCCGTCATCATCGCCCGCCGCTTCTGACTTTGACCCGGTTTCGCCTGACAATGGCGAGGGGAGCTAAGACCATGGCAAATACGCTTTACCTTGAAGTAACCGCCGCCGCCGCTGAGACCGCCGGTAAAATCATCGCGCAACGTAAGGGACAGAATAACCGTCCCGCGCGCGTGACCGTGGGCGCCAAAGGTGGCGCCACCGCATCGGTCCAGGTCAACGGCTCGCATGTGCTTATGAACCTTCCAAGCCTGCCGGCGTCCACCGTGTTGAGCCGCGTTGAGGCTGACCGCATGTTAGGCTTCGTGGCGCACGAGTGCCTACACGTACTGCACACGGACTGGCAATGGTGGCACCATTGCGTGCAAGCCGGCGCCCGGGTGCGGCATTGGGCCAACTGTTTGGAAGATGTCCGCATTGAGGCAAAGGAACTCCGCGCGGGTGTTTTTCCGGCTCTGCGCGGCATCCTGTCCGCGACCACCGATCATGTTCACTACCAGGGTTTGACGCGCGCCGCGAAAGACGGTCGCGCCATCGGCGCCAGGATTGCCGACGCGCCCTATTGCGTGGCGATTTTGGGCAGGATGGCCAACCGCTACACGGTGCCCACGGCGCGCGGCTTGCGTGGCGCGTTGCACCCGGACGTGGCGCGGCTTGTCGATCGCGCGCTTGCCGAAGTGAAATCCTGCCGGTCAACGCATGACGTTTACAGTCTGGCCATGCGCATGGTGGACCTGGAACGCCAGATTATCGCCGCGAACGCACCGCCCCCGCCACCGCCCACGCCACCGGAGGATCAGGACGCCCCTGGCGCCGATGGCGAGGCTGGCGAGGCTGGCGAGGCTCAGGATGGCCAGGACGCCCCTGAGAGCGGCCAGGACGCCCCTGGCGCCGATGGCGAGGCTGGCG